CGTAACAGCATTTTAGCCTCTTGACTAATATTAGCCTGTAGACTAAAATAACAGCACCAAGAAGGGAAGGGGCCTAGGAAACTCCCCCTTCTTGGAATCCCCCTCTAGGAGATTGCTATGCAGGATACCAGTCCCCTCAGCATCACCCGCACCTGGAAGCTCGACCTCTATGCCGACTACGGCGACGGCCCCAGCGCCCGCGTGTTCGTGGCCACCCGCACCGTCACTCTCAGCGGTGGCCGCGACGAGCAGGGGCGCACCCTCCCCATCGTCGCCACGGCGGACGGTATAGAAATCCCCACCAAAGAGGCTGTGCGGCTCCTGAACTGGGCCAAGCGTGACGGCCGCGTCACGCTGCTGGCCGACGAGCGCTTCACTCCCACCATCGGCAAGGCGCGGGCCTGCGAGCTGCACCGCGAACTGGGCCGCCTGGGCTACCGCAGCCACGAGCACTACCTGCTGGCGACCGAGGCCCTGGAGCGTCCGGTCGCCAGCCTCGCCACCCTGACCGCACAGGAGGCCGCGACTCTCCGCAGTTACGCCTACGGGCAACTCGGGCGGACCACCGGGAGCGTGGCCGCGTGACCCGCCTCACCCCTGAGGTCCTGGAGGCTGCCACCGCCGAACTCGTCAGGGCCATCCGCGAGTACACCCGCAGCGCCCAGATGGAAGCCGACGTGCGCTTCGAGTTGGAGTTCGCTGAGGCCCAAGCGGTGACGGACGGTGTCGAAGGCCGCAACGAGGCCGAGCGCAAGGCCAACCTCCGCCTCTCCCTTTCCGAGGAGTACAGCGCCCTCAAGGCGGCGCAAGACGGCCTGCGGGACGCCCGGCGCGACCTCGACGTCGCTCAGGCGATGCTGAACACCCTGCGCTACCAGCTCCGACTGCTGGAAGTCACGCGGGAGGCGGCACTGTGATCCCCTCCTTCCGACTGGGCCGCTTCCAGCGGCACGCGGCGGCGGCGGCCCTCGCCGCCATCCTGCGCCGGGAGGGGGACGAAACCTCTCCCCTCCCCGACACCCTCCAGCGCCGCTTGGGAGAGGTCCGCGAAATGCAGGCCCTCCTCAAGGATGGCGGTGAGATACTCGAAGCCCACCGCTCGCTGCTGGCCGGCTGCTGCGCGTACATGGCCGTCCACCTGGGTCGCAACGAGCTGCACGACCTCGCCCAGGAGCTGCGCCGCGAGTACCGCGTCAGCCGGGGCGAAGCCTCGGTTCGCCTGCACGCGCCTAGCCCGGCCTCTGCTGCTGTGAGAGCTGCGCCGCTGCTGGGCATCGAAGCCGAGACGGCGGTGCAGGTGGGCCACGTCCACTGGGAGGTATTCATCACTCGTGAGGGCGTCGGCACCTTCGGGTATCAGGACACCCTGACCGTCGAGGCGGTGGTCTGATGCTGCGCCCCGATCTAGAGGCCGCGCGGGCGGAAGCCCTCGCCGCCCTGGGCCGGGGTGCCGAGCGCACCCTGGAGAAGCTGGAGGCGGCTGGACTGGTCGTCATGCGGTTGGCCGACCTGCCCGCCTCCGAAACGGGCCGCCGCATCCTCGCCGACGTGGAGCTGACCATCCCGGAGAACTGGCGGGAGCCGTTTGCGCTCATCGTCGAGGCCGGAGGCGAGGTCCTCGAACTCCATGCCCTGATTGCCGCTGTGCCTGCCGTTCGTGAGGCTGTCCAGCTCGGTCGCGTCATGGGCCACCGCGTGAACGTGGAGATCGACGAGGCCGAGGGCCTGGTCATGCGGGCCTGGACAGAGGATCGGTCATGACCGGCGACCGCGAGACGCTGGGCAAGGCGACCTACCACTTGGACGACGACACACTGCGCTGGAATCCCGGTGCCCGCCTGGATGCCGACGCCTACGCCCGCACCCGCGCGGCTGGGTTCAAGTGGTGGCGCGGCTCGGAGGCCTGGGTGGCGAAGTGGACGCCGGGGCGCGAGGACTTCCTCCTGGAGTTCGTGGGAGAGATCGGGCATGAGGCCGACCCCGACGACCCGGACGCCAGGATCACCCGCTCCGCGGGCCGCGCCGCCGCTGCTGAGAGTCGGTCGGATGCACGGGCGCGGGCCGCCATGCAGGGGCTGCCCCCTGGCGGCGAGCCCGTGAAAATCGGGCATCACTCTGAGGGGCGTCACCGCCGGGCTATCGAGCGCAGTGACCAGAACATGCGGAAGGCCGTCGAAGAGGGCCGCAAGGCGGAGTACTGGCGCGGCAGAGCGGCGGGCGCGGAGCGCCGGGCCAGGCAGAAGAGCGACCCCGGCGTGGTCCGGCGGCGGATTGAGAAGCTGGAAGCCGAGCGGCGCGTGGTGCAGCGGTCGCTCGCAGATCTGGAGGCGCGTCCACCCACTCCAGAGACGCAGGCCTCGTGGGACCGGAGTGCGGCACACTGGCGGCGCTGGACCGAGCACTTGGAGCTGCGGCTGGAGTTTGAGCGGGCGCGGCTGGCCAGCCTGAACCCGGAGCCATTCGCGCCGGCCACCGCCTACAAGAAAGGCGATGTGGTGGACACCAGGCGCTACGGCCGCTGCGAGGTGGTGCGGGTAGGGCCGAAGAACGTCAAGGTGCGGCAGCTCACGGGGCCGACGAAGGGCTGGGAGTGGGCGGTGCCGCCGTACGAGCTTTGGCCGGTGTCCCCGGAGGAAATGCCCACCAGCGGTTGACACGCAACGAGAGAGGCCCCGAGTCCGCAGACCCGGGGCCTCCTGCTGCCCTGCTCGGCGTTGGCCTAGGCGTGGGGGTCGGGGTGGGGGCTCACAGGGAGCATGGCGGCACACCCGTTGGCCCTCAGCCCCTCAATTACGGAACAGGGGGTCAGCGCCCTTATCCTTGGCCCGCTTTCCGGTCAGGCTCTTGACCTCGCGGCGTTCGAAGCTGACGTTGGCGGACCCGGCGGGCATCCGAATCCTCTTGCCATCCAGGACCTGTGCGGCGGTGAGCAGTTGAATCTTAGGGTAGGTGGTGCCCTCCCAGACGTAAGACCCCGCCTCACTGGCTCCTTGCACCATGCCGCGAGACGGCTCATGCGCCAGCAGCAACACTCCCATCGCCGCCTTCTCGCGCTCGACCGTGCCGTGCAGGTCGCGCACCATGCCGGGGTTTAGATTGCGCCCGGCTTTCACGCTCAGGATGACCTTTTCGACCTTTCCCCCGGTCGGCGTCCGGAAATAGAGATAGCCGTCGACGCCTTTGTCCGCTCCCTTCTTCCCCTTCTTACTGTCCCCCACCGCCCCGAACGGCGTTCCCCCCACCTCGGTGACAATCCAGAACTGAAACTGGAAGGGGTGGTTCTCGGCGAGATTGCGGGCCGTTTCTGCATCGACCGGCAGGAACACCTCGTCGTAATCCCGCTGAGGAAGGAGGCCGAAGTCGCGGCGCAGGCGGGCCTTGATGAGCTGCACGCTCAGATGGGTGATGTCGATGCCAACCCAGGCCCGCCCCAGCTTCTGAGCGGCGCTGACCGTGGTGCCGCAGCCGCAGAATGGGTCGAGCACCACGTCACCGGGGTTGCTGCTGGTGGCGATGATGCGCTCTAGCAGCGCGACCGGCTTTTGAGTCGGGTAGCCGAGCTTCTCTCTGCTGTGGCCCCGCAGAAACGAAATGTCGGTCCATAGATTGCCTACTGGGACGCCGCGGCTCTCATCCAGATAACGCTTGTACATGGGCACAGTTCCTGGACGGGTTTGAATCACGCGCTCTTCGGCGATAAGTTGCTGCATTCGCTCGCGGCTATAGCGCCAGTGGCGCGCGACCCCCATCACCTCGTAGTACGGATTTCCCTTCGATGCCCCCCCAGGGCCGAGCATGTTGTCCAGCTTGTACCGACGGCCATCAGGGTCTTGGTAGCGGTAGAACTGCTCGATGTATTCAGCAGAGAGCGGCACATATTGCTGATGAAAGGTCACTTGCTCACTGCGTCCATAGAACAAAATGGAATCGGTGTTGCGGCCATAATGGCGTGCCCCCTGACCGCTATTGCCTTTGGCATCGCTGCGCTTCCAGACAATCTCATTGCGGAAGTTTTCGATACCGAAAATCAAATCCAGAACCACCTTGAGGTAGTGGCTGGCCGTCGGGTCACAGTGCAGGTAGAGGCTGCCTGTCGGCTTGAGCACCCGGTGCAGCTCGACGAGCCGCACCGCCATCATCACCAGATAGGCGCTCAGGCTGCTTCCCCGAAAGCGAGAGACCATCTGCTGGAGAAACTCGGCCAACGCTCCATGCGAGACGGTGAGGTCGTGCATGGCCTGCTCGCTCTCTTCGCCCCAAACCCAGGTGTCCTGGAAGGCAAAGGCCTGAGCATGGTTGCCTTCCCCCTGGTGGTCTCTGAACAGGATGTTGTAGTTGGCCTGGCTGTTGAAGGGCGGGTCGAGATAAATCAGGTCGACGGATTCCGTCGCAAGTTCCCGCAACACCTTCAGGTTATCCCCTTGGTATAAGACGTTGCGGGTCATGGCCGGAACAGTGGGGAAAGCGAGTTGTGAGGCATGATGAGGGGCACGGTAAACCTCGCGGTCTCTCAGGTTTCTTTCAACGCCGCCCGTCACCGTTCTCGCGGACGCAGGTCCGGCAGCCCCTCTGCCGCGAGGGCCGGGTCAGTGGGGTCCGCCGGAACGGGCGTGACCCCATTGGCCGCGTTCGCCCGGTCCGCGCTGATGCCGCGCAGGGTGTGCACGCCCAGCATCCCCACCGAGGCGGTCAGCAGCTCGCCGGTCACCCCCGGCATGGGGCGGCCCGTGGCGTAGGAGTGGACGTACAGCGCCAGCACCACGAAGAAGCCCAGCGCCCCCGGCAGAAGGGTGTACACGCCCCCCGTCGTGCCCGGCACCATCACCCGCCGCAGCCGGGCGAGCGGCGCTTCAGCGGGTCGCGACATGGGTCGTTAGCCGCACAATGCGGTGCGTTCCGCTGGGCAGGCGAATGCTGTCCCCTTCGATGACCGCCGTGGCTGGGTCCATCTCCACGCCGTTGACAATCAGCCGCCGGACAGTCGGGTAGACCACAGGCTCCTGGCCTGCGAGCGCCGCCGCCTGCTCGCGCAGCATCCCGATAACAGCTCGGTAACGCCGCAGCCGGTCTTCCAGGCCGTTCTGCCCCCCGTTGATACCCTTCGTGACGGCAATCATGTCCCCCGCGTCGGCATGGCGATTGAGGCCGCGCGTGGCCCAGTAGGCCCCGCAGACCGCCGCGCTCACGTCTGCCTGGAGCATCAGCCCAGGGTTCCCCTCCAGGTCCCTGCCAATCAGGCCTCCGTAGGTGCGGTAGGCGTCCCGCCCGGTGAGCTGCGGCCAGCCCCGCCCCCGGTAGGTCCAGCCGTCGTTGCTGCCGGGGCGGTTGCCCATGCGCCCGTTGTAGACCTTGTTCGCCAGCGCCTGCGGGTTGCCCGCGTAGGGCTGGGCCGAGGCCAGCGTCGGGAAGCGGTTCGGCCAGACCTCGGTGAGGCGCTGGGCCGAGTAGTTCAGGTTCTCGCTCTGACAGATGAAGTTGGATTCGTGCGCCCAGGAGGCCAAAAACATTGCCATCCTCTCGGGCGTACGGTCAATCTCGTATTTCGCTAGGACGGGGAGTAAGGCGTCGACCACAAGCTGAGGGCTGGGGTTGCTTGGAGCGACGGCCCGAATATGATCAACGTTCAGGACTAAGTTCATGCGTGCCTCGCAACAAAAAACCGCGCCAGGAGCGCGGGGAGGGGTATTATAGGAGACGTGAGTGCCGGGGTAACGGTGCGTCCAACACCCCCCGGCGCGGCCAGTACATAGGAGGTACTGACATGGAAAGCATAGCCTGTGCTTATTGCGGCAAGGTATTTCTCTCCACTCAGGCAAGGAGACGTTTTTGCTCCGTAGAGTGCGGTAACACAAACCGCCGGTCCATGAGTAAGGAGCGCCTACAGGAGAAGCTTCTCAAGCATCGACAGATCGACAGCACTACAGGTTGCTGGGAGTGGACTGCGGGGCTAGGCAGAAAGAGCTACGGCGTTGTCACCGTCGCGTACAAGCAATATCGGGTGCCCCGTCTATCAGCACACGTTTACCTGGGGTTTGATCTGACTTCACAGCAGATCGTCTGTCATAGGTGCGATAACCCGCGCTGCTTCAACCCAGACCACCTGTTCATGGGCACCTTGAGCGACAACATGCAGGACATGCTGGCGAAGGGAAGGCAAAATCCACCCAAAGGTAGTCGCAACGGGCAGGCGCGGCTAACGGAAGATGATGTCAGAGAGATCCGCAGACTGGGTAAATCCGGGGTGCATCAACGCGAGGTTGCCGAACGATTTGGCATCAGCTACAGCTACGCCAACAACGTCATCAACGGTGAACGCTGGAAGCACGTTGAGTAGCCCCTCACTGCGCCAGGAACATGCCCAGCCGCTCCGGGGTGCGGTCAATCTCGTACTGCGCCACCACCGGGGCCAGCGCCCGCGCCACCGCTTCGGGGTCGGGGTTGCTGGGGGCCACGGCGCGGATGTGCTCGGTGTTCAGGGTCGGGGTCATGGGCAGTCTCCTGCGGGGGTCAGCCGCCCCTGCAACTCGGCGATTTTCTGGGCCTGCGCCTGGTTCTCGAACTCCAGGTCGCTCACCTGCGCGAGCAGCTCGCTGCTGTGCCGGGTGGCCGTCTGGAGGTCCGTTTTCAGGCGCTCGTTCTCGGCGGTCAGGGTCGCGTTCAGCAGCTCGACCGCCGCCCGCTCGCCTTCGAGTTTGCGGACGCGTTCCTTGAGCTGGTCGTTCTCGCGTTCCAGCGTCTCGGCACGCTGCTCGGTGCGGGCGAGCTTGGCTTCCAGTTCTTTGATTTCGGCATCCTGCTTGTCGAGCCGCTTTTCGAGCCGCTCAATCATGGCCTGCTCCGCCGATTTCGCAGCGCTGAGGCGGTTGTGCAAAAACCCCATGTAGCCGACCACGATGGTGCCCGTCGAGGCGATGATGGCGGTGATGATGGCGGGGTCCATCAACCCCCCCGGTGGCCGGTTTCCGTCGCCGTCGCATACGCGATGCAGAGCGCGAGGATGCCGTAGGTGGTGGTGCCCGTGAGGATGGTGCCCGCTCCCAGCGTGAAGCTGACGGTCACCGACAGATGAAAAAAAACGGCAGCGAGGTAAGCCAGCCGCCGGGGCAGCCCGGCGGGCAGGGCGAGCAGCAGCAGCCCGGTGATGACCGCCCCCGCCCCCCAGGCGAGCTGGGGCAGCCAGGCCATCCCCTGAAACGAGCGCCCCTGGCCGAACAGGTCGGGCTGAAAGAGGCACACCAGCCCGAAGCCCAGGGTTATCAGTGCGGTGAAGAGCCGAAAAAGCCAGTGCGCGCCGCCGCAGAGGTGGCGCAGGGTGGACAACGTGGGCAAAGGGTACCTCGGAAGGGAGGGGAAGGAAGAGAAAAGGAGGCGCCCCCGCCCTGGGGGCGCGGGGGTTAGGGAGTCGTGCTATACGCCGGGCCGTAGTAGAGGGTGCCATCTGGGGCGCGGTAGACCGGGCGGGGTGGGGTGACCCCGATGTAGAGGGCCTGGCCGCCGTTGGGGAGGTGAGCGAGGTCGGAGACGCGGGGCACGTCAATGGGGTCGAGGGGGCCGAGGACCCCCTTCGCGACCGCGCCCAGGAACGCGAGCAGGGGAATGCCGCTCCCGACAATGTTGGTGTCAAACGACATTGCGCCGATATACGTCAGGAGGCCCCCCGCGAGCGGGGCGGGCAGAGTGGGCGCGGCAGAGGTGGCGAAACGCGGTGTCAGCGCGCCATCATTCCGGACAACAATGACGAGGTATTGACCTGCCTGCACGTTGACCACCCCGTCCAGCGTGCACGCATGCTCCGCCACAGCGTTGCCGATAGCGGCCACCCCCGTCGCCTGCACGGTCGCGGCAGAGGTGGCATAGTCTGGCCCCGTCACGTGGACTTCGATGGGGACATTGCCCGTGTAGTCCAGAGAGTGCCACGTCATCCGGAGCCGGTTGAACGCCAGCGCCTGCTGCGCCCTGTAGTGCAGCCGGAACCCCGCGTAGTAACGGTTGGGACCCAACTCGCCATCTCGCGGGGCCGAGTTGTATTCCACAACCTGCGCGTTGCCGCCCTGCAGGTACACGGGGCCAACGCCACCGGCGGGCGGCGGCGCACCCCCCACAGGATTGACCCAGCCCGCTTCCCCATCTCCCGGCCCGGTTTTCGTCAGCACCTGCCCCACACTCCCGCCGGACGGCAGCCCCGCGCCGGAGCCACCCCCCGTCAAGTGCGCGGTCAGCGGATTGCCCTCCGTCCCGTCGCCCGTAATGGTGGTGCCGTCCGTCACGACGGCGTTTTGCAGACCGATGGTGATGTTTTTAATACTCATAGCCCCCCCCCACTGGGTGCGTCGCCCAGATACGTCACGTGCAAGGTCGGTGCGCCACTCGCGGCCACCACGCGCAGGTTCAGCAGGTCCGGGCCGCTGACTTCCCAGACCGTGCCATCCCCCCAGCGCTCCCCGTCCGTGGGGGTGGGTTGAGGCTGGCAGGTGGCGATGCGGACCGCTCCCCCCTCCACGGCGACACGGGCCGCCCGCGCCCCCGCTGGGATGGCCGGGAGCGCCTGCACCTGCGCGGTCATGGTGACGGTCGAGCGCGAGAGGGAAACGAGGGGCGCGGTGTCGGGGGCGGAGCCGCCACTCACCACCGTGACGGGCAGGGGCGCGGCGAGGCTCACCGGGACCGCGAACTCGCCATCGGCGGGGTCCGCGACGCCGAGGATGGCACGGTTGTAGCGCCAGAGATTGAGCAGGCCGACTCGTAGGTTGAGCATGATCACCTCCAGAAAGGTCAGCCCCAGCCGGGTGCGGGGGCTGGGGCGGGGAGAGGGGGCTACTGGGGCAGGCCGGGGGTCAGGGGGAGGTGGTAGTGCGCTCCCTCTTCACCCGCAGGCGCAGGCTCCACCAGGTGCAGGTAGGGAGGCCCACCCAGCGGCCAGACCACCTCCGTGAGGCGGCGCATCACCGCTGTGGGCGCGGTTGGCACCCGGACGACGGCGAGGCCTTCCAGAGGCTCCTCCAGCACATCGAGCGCGGGGTAGCCCGGCAACTGGTCGTAACTGCCGTTCAGCGCCACGGCTTCCAAGCCAGCGGGCCAGTTGGGGCGATCCGCGAGCAGGCCCACGCTCACCCCCCGTGGGACGTAGAGGTTCAGATCAACGTGCGTTTGAACCCCCCTCTCCCATCTCGTCTGCGGCACGACCACCTCCGTCCAACCCTCATCCCAAGGGTTGGGCCGGACGACCAGGGTCGCGATCATGCTGCCCAGCGTCCCCGCCGCGAAATCCGGAGAACTGATGCCCATCTCCAAGGCGGGGGGCGAAGCCTGAGGGCCGGTGAAGACCATGAGCCCGGCCACTCGGAGGGCCACCCCCCGGAGGGAAACCTTCACCTGCCTCACCTCGCTGCTGGGCGTCGGGGACAGCCCCTGATCGAGCAGTCGCGCGACGTGCGTGTAGTTTCCAGCCAGCATGTCCTGGTGCATGGCCTTGGTCGGATACGGTCCTGCGCTCATAGGCCCTCTCTCTCCACCGACTCGTATCCCTGGGCGTCCGCCGTGGCGGCCCCGTCAGAGATGGTCTGATAGCCGTCCGCGTCGGTGGTCGCGTCGGCGTTGGTGATGGTCTGGTAGCCCTGCGCGTCGGTGATGACGGTGTAGGGGTCCAGGCCGGGGACCCCAGGCCCCGGCTCAGGCGGCGGGGCCTCGTCCACGGGGGCCAGCGCCCGGAGGGTAGTCACGCTGGCGCTCTCGTCTGTGCGGGTCAGCCGCAGCAGGCCAGGGGCGAGGGCGTGAGGGTAGGAGGGTGCCTCCCAGGTTGTGCCGCCATCCCCGCTGACCTCCACGGCAGCGGGGGGGCCGTGCTGGCCGAGCAGGATATACCCGGCGAGGCCACCGCGCCCGGCGGTGACCTCCAGGATGAGGCCGCTCGCCGGGGTGGCCCCGGCGAGCAGGATGGGATTGGGGATGTGCATGGGACTCCTTAAATGAGGATGGGACCGCTCTCGCCTGGCACTGGCATGACCCGCACGCACAGCAGGGCGCGGCTGCACTGTCCCTCGTACTCCAGGGTGTAGGCGGCGGCCACCGGCACCGGCACCACGTAGGGATGCCAACCGCGCCGCTCGTCTGCGTTATGACCGAGTTTGCTCAGGGTGACGCTCTCTCCGTTCACCGTGATGGTGTCCGCCCTGGTCCGCAGCCGCAGCACCAGCGCTGCCTCCCACGTCTCGCCGGGGTCGTCCCCGCTGGCCGGGCGGGGCGGGTCCGGCAGCTTGAACGTCAGCGTGAGCGGGCCGCGTGTGCTGGTGCGGTCGTTCAGCTCCTCAGGCCACTCGGCAGGCGGGTACAGCACCCTCTTGGCGACTTTCGCCCGCACGTCCTCTCCTGCCACGGTGGCCGTCAGCGGCAGCAGCAGCGGCGCTTCCCCCCGCCGGAGCGGTTCGTCGTGCTCCACCGCTCCGGTCACGTCCGCCAGCGTGAGGCCCAGCGGGGCGGCGGGGACCGGAGGCGGTTTCTGTGGCCGCCTGCCGGGCCGCCCGGTCCAGTTCCAGTGTGTGGGGCGCTTCGGCGCGTCCGGGGCTTCGCCCCTCTTGTAGCTGTCCCGCCAGGGGTCGTGTGCGGCGATGGCCCGCGTCTCCCCCTGGCAGTCGCACCAGGCCCACTGGGGCGGCCAGGTATTGAAGAGGGTGCCCACCGAGTTGAATCCGACGAACGCCCCTGGCGAGACCCGCAAAATCTCTCGCTCGAACTGCTCGCGGGGGATGGCGGCCCGGCTGCCATCGGGCCGTACCGCCGTCACGGTGGTTTTAGAGGCGTGCAGCACGATGACACGCTCCCAGTCCATCGTGCCGTCCTCGCGCACCAACGGCGTGTCCCGCAGCGCTGCCCAGGTGCCGCCCCGGAACGTATGCCCGAAAGCGGTGAGAGTGGCCGCAGGCTCCCCCTCCCCACCGTCCAACCTCCCTAGGGCAGCCTGGCGCGGGCCGTCTACCCGGACGGCACCTCCCCAGGCGCGGAACGAGGGGCCTGTTGGCATCGGTCGTTGTCCCCACGCGGTGCGCTCGATGTCGCGCAGTACGGTGGCAGCCTCTGCTAAGGGAAGGCCTCGCCGGGTCACATAGGCGACGGGTCGGTACTCCCTGGAATAGGTCTGTGCCCCCTCGCCATAGACCGCTACCCAATCCATCAGCGGGGTGGCCCCTGGAGGCCGGACGCCCCAGGTCTGCTGGGTGAGGGAGGCGATGGTCAGCCAACAGTCCACCAGGGTGGCGATGACCTCGCCAGTTTGCTCAGAGTAGTGATGGCCCCGCACCGCCGTCACCTCGTGGAAGTACGTCAGGGGGCCGTCGAGCCACCCGACCGCCACGTCGCCCCACCGCCACACCCCCCGAACGTGCCCCTGCACATAGGTCTGGACCAGTTGGTGCACGTCCTTGGGGTCGCTGCCCCACTTGTTGATGACGACCTCGCGGTAGGCGTCGGCTACGCGGGTGGTGTCCGCGTCCGGGGTGCGGTAGGCGTCCCGGCTGGTGCGTGGCAAAAAGAACTCCCATTGAAAATCCCATGCCCGCACCGTCTGCGTCTGCGTCAGCGCGGGATAGGCTCGTTCCTCCCGGCCTCCGTCATAGCGCTGGAGCGTGTCATAAAAGCGCCAACGGTTCACGCCCCCCGCCCGTTCCTGAACGTTTACCGCCGTGCCGCTGCCCATCACCCAGTGGGTGTACGTGACCTCCTCGCCCGTCACCGCGTCGCGCCAGGTATAGGCGGGGTCCCGGTACCTAAAACGCTCCGGCGTCCGCTCAAAGCGCACCGCCGGAGGAGAGAGTTCAGGGGCATAGTCGATGTCGTCTTTAAAGAAGCTCAGCGTGCGGGCGTCGTGGTCTACCGCTGGTGCGCCTGCCAGCTCGGTGAGTTTGCCGTCATCCAGCACCACGAACTGGGGCACCCCGCTCGTGCCGCGCTCGCCTCCGAAGACGCCGCCCGCGCCCGTATATGGGATATGCAACTCGCTCGTCTGGGAGTCGGGGCCGGTCACATCGGCTCACCTCCGAACCGTTGCCGGGTGATGGCCCACAGGCCAGGTCGCTGCGGAGAGTCATAGGCGGGGGGCGGGGGGATGAAGGCCTCATCCAGCACCGGGCGGGCCTTCAGCGGGGGCATGTCGGGTTGCCCCGTCTGAGGATTCCCCGCCGGGAGCGGGGGACGGCGGTGGGGAGCCAGCGGTGGTACGGGCTGCGGGCGGGTCGGCGATTCCTCACCCTCATCCTCGCAACAGCAGCAGCACCCCTCTCCCACCAGGGCCAGCACGGTTTGCCTCGTTTCCTCGTCCATCCTCACCCCCCTGCGATGACGCTCTGGCCCGCGCTGTCGGTGGCAATCTCCACCACAGCACCCACCTCCGGCACCCCGAAGCCGCGCAGCAGCGTGGCGACCCGTGGCCTATAGGTCACGGCCCCATCCGGGCCAATCTCCGGCACGTTCACCAGCACCTGCGCCGCGTTCACGCCTGCCACGAAGCCCCGCTCGCGGTCGTTCTCGGCGGGCCAGGGGATGGGGGTCAGGGCCGGGGCCGTGACCTGCGCCGCCGTGATGGTGGCTGTGCCTGCGCCGCCCTCGGTGTTGATGCTCAGCGACTCCACCACCCCACTCACCGGGCTGCTGACCCGTGACCCCGGCAGCAGGCCGCGCGGCACGCTCAGCCGCGCTTCCTGCACCACGCGGGGGCCGTTGGCCTGGGCCAGCAGCGCGGCGAACTGCGGTAGTCGGGCCGCGCTCTCCAGCATCCCGAAGGTTTGCTCGACTGTGCCTGTTCCCCCGCCCTCCACGCGCCAGGCGGCCCGCTGCGGCAGGTTGATTTCGTTGCGGCGGCGGCCATCGGGGTCGCTGCCCGGTTCCTGGCCCGGCCCTGGCTCTTCCGGCTGGGGCTTGGGCCAGTTCACCCGTGGCGGCTCATTCCGCATGACCTCGCTGCCCGTCTGCATGGCCCCGGTTCGCACGGTGAGGCGCACGGCCTCCCCCGAATCGAGGTCGTACAGTGGCACCGACGCCCCGCCCGTCGTGGCGTAGTAGCGGTGCCAGACCGGGCCAATCCTGCGGTAGACCTCGCCGAGCACCTGCCCGACGTATTCACGGGGCTGGAGCGGCCCCCGCTTCTGCGGTTCGTCCTCGGACCCGGCCTGCTCGACGCTGACCAGCCGCTTCCCCGCTGTCCTCCGGCTTTTGAGGTACCCGGCGAGGTCGCCATCTTCGTACCAGGTCTGGGTAATGATTTCGGTCTGGTTCTCCACCAGGTCGCCACCCGGCAGAGAGGCGCTGAATAGCGTGCCGGAGACATTCACCATCCGCGTGCGAGTGTTCAGGGTGTACCCGAAGCCGCGCTTGGTGGTCTGCTGGCGCACCACCGCCTCCGTGCAGGCGGGGTGGTAGGCGTAGGTGGTTTTGGTGTCGCTGATGAGGACGCGCTCGAAGACGCGGGTGGCCGCCCTCCCGTCCACCGTCTCTTTCACCTCGACCCGACCGATTTCCACCTGCTGTTCCTGGCGCAGCAGCCCGCCCAACACGTACCCGGCGGAGACCGTAAACCCGTTCTCGGTGGGCGTGACCTCCTTCCAGGAACGCTGGCGGTCCTCTTCGGTTGGCTCGCCCTCTTCGGGTGTCTCCGGGTCCGCGCCGGGGTCGCGGGGGAGGATAGGCCCCAGCACCGCCCGCTCTGCCGCGCTGAGGCGGATGCGCCCCGGCACCTGTGCCCCCTCGCCCCGCTCGGTGAGGCTCTCGATTTCGCAGCGTGTGAAGGCGTCCCCCTCGCCGGTCAGGCTGCCCCCCGGTGGCACGCCATACAGCGCGTCCCCCCGCGCAATGAGGCGGTAGCCCAGCGCCCCGTAGGTGTCCCCGAAGAGGTCCGCTGGGGTGCGACCGCCCGTGCTGGTTTCGCGCCGTTTCTCCTGCCAGGTCTCGCCCTCGAAGGGGTCGGGGCCAATCAGGGAGAACGCCACGCCCGCCGCCGCAAAGCCCCGCCGCACCAAGTCGGAGACGCCCACCGTCCGCAGCGGCGGCAGGGGCGGGGGGCTAGCGGGCAGCAGGCCGGGCTGCACGACGTAATCGTCGGGGTAGTCCAGCCGCGGCGAGCGCACCCACTCCACCAGTTCGGGGAGGGGATAGCTCCGCGCCCGCTCTGCCGCCGCGTTGTAGGCCCGCAGGGTGGTGGTGACCCCCCCCTCGCGGGTGCGGGTGACCTCGTACTGCCGGGGGTCCACCGTGAGCCGCCGGGCGACCGCCGGGGCGTCCCCCAGAGAGGCGAACACGGTCAGGCTCTCCCCCGGCTGGGCGCGGCCCTTCAGGGTGAGGGTGACCGTCTCGGTCTCGCCGTCGTGCTGGTAGCTCGCGCTGACGGCCCGCCCCAGGGGGCAAGAGACCGCCCAGCGCTGGGGGGGCTGACCCGCGATGACCCGCACCGGGCTGCCGGGGGGCAGCGCCCCACCCCCGGCGGGGCGCAGGGCCGCGTAGCTCGCGAACCGCACAGGCACCCGTGCCGTCCGCAGCCGCACGAGCGACCCGAAGGCCACGGGCACCACCTCGCGGGGCCGCACGTAGGACCGGAAGCGGAAGGCCGCTCGCTGGGGGTCGAGCTGGACCGTACTGACGAACTCGAATGGCTCCCGCCTCCCACTGCGGGCCATCAGGATGATGGGCATCAGCTCACCGAGCCGAGGATGACGCCGCTATCCTCCCCGGCAATGAGTGCGCCGCCCGCCGTCCAAGTCAGCAGCACGGGCACGCTCTCCCCCGGCGGGAGCGGCTCCGTGAGCACCTCCCGCTCGGCGTCCTCGGCCAACTGCACCCCGTTCACGGTCGCGCTCAGCGTCGCGGGGAGCGCCGAGTTGTTCGAGACGCGCAGGCGCACGCTGGTGAGGGTCACGTCCCCGGTGTTCTTCAGCAGGCCGCTTTGCAGCAGCGTGCCGTTCTCGTCCAGCTCTCCGGCGTAGGGATTCAGGTCCGCCGTGTCATCGGCAGTTCTCAGGATGATGCGTTTCACGGGTTCCCTCCTACGATGAGCAGGTCCAGGGTGATGTTGTAGAACTCGCGCCCCAGGGCGTGGGCCAGAAAGGTCCACGTGGGAGGCGACTGCACCACGGCAGTCGCCCAGATGCGGAGTTCATGGCGGTCGGTGTAGTTCTCGGCCACCTGCACGGTGTCGCCCACCCGCAGCTTGGTCAGCGGGCGGATGAGGCTAAACTCGGCCCCGTTCTCGGTCTGGATTTTGAGGTTCACGCCCCCCGGCGAGGGGGCAGCCTCATCCGCCCCTTCCCCCTCTTCCGGGCAGAGCGGGAACGCCGCGCTGCTGCGCTGGGCAAACCCCCGCACGTCCTCGGCGGAGACGGTCTGGAGCGTCACCCCGCCCCGCCGGGGCAGGCGCTCGGCGAGGTCCACCAGCCCGCCAGGGGCCGTGATGCGGCAGACCAGGGGGTACAGGATGGCAGGGTCAGGGGTCAGCATTTCGGTCCACTCCATTTCCGGTCGCGCCGCGCTTCATTCACGGCCTGATTCAGGGCGCGACGGGCGGCCCGCTCGATGTCGGCGGCCCGGTCGCTGGGGGCGGTGATGTTGATGGCGTCTACCCGCAGGGTGTAGCTGTAGCCAGCGGGCACCGTGCGGGGGGCGCTGGCGGCGGGGGTGGGGGCGGGTTTTGGAGGGGTGAACCGCCCCGCCAGCACTGCGCCTGCCGCCTGCCCTATCTCGCGCCCCAGTGCACGGAGGTTGCCCGGCTGGAGCGGCTGGGGGGGGAGGTTGACCAGCCGCTCAACCAGGCGGTCGAGGCTCTCCGCGCTGATTTGGCTGGGTTTCGCTTCCCGCAGCCCCTTGGCGACCTCCCCCAGCAGCTCGATTTGCCGCTGCCGCTGAGCCTCCGCGTCGCCCGCCGCCTTCACGTCCCGCACGGCCCCGGTGAGGTCGCGCACGGCGGACTCCAGCCGCGCCGCCGCCCGGTCCTGCCGCTCACGGTCGGCAGACACGTCCACCGGGGCGGGGAGGGGAACGCCCGCCGTGAGTGCCCGGACCAGCTCGCGGGTGCTCTCGTCAAACTGCTGCGCGGCCCCGCTCAGGGTGAGGGCATTTTCGGCCTCCTGTTCGGTGAGGCGGGCGCGGGTCTCCAGATTCGCCGCCTCGGCGTCGTACTGGATGCCCAGGGCGTCTACCTGGTCGGCAAGGTCGCGAGTCACCTCCTGGCCCGTATCCCGCACCCTGATACCGTTCTTACGGAGCATCTCGGCCTGCTCCTGATAACGCTTCTCTTGCTTGGCGAGTTCGTTGGCGGCCTGGGCGATGGCCCTTTCTTCCCCGCCGCGCAGCGCGTCGGCAAGATTCCGCTGAGCGGCCTCGCGCCGTTGGGCGATGGCGTCCAGGCGGCTGATTTCCCGGTCAACCTGCTGTTGGTAAATACTGCCCGATTTTAGGAATGCCGCGTCGTCCATGAAGAGGCGGCCCACCGACGCCTGCCGTTGCCGCTCGCGGGCCAGTTCGAGGCGGTCTCCCTGGCCGTAGGCACTCGCATAGAGGTTGTCGGCGGCCTCGCGTACCCCGTCCATCTCGCTGACCTGCTGGCGGTAAGCGCCCGCCAGGCCGCGCACCGCCTCCCGTTGAGCCGTGATGGCCCCGGTGAGGGTGTCGGTGGCCGTTTTTAGCCGCTCGGCGTTATCGGTGGTCGGGAGGGCCGCGTGCATCTGCCGCGCCAGCGCATACTCCCGCTCGGCGCGGGCCAGCTCCCGGCGGGTCCGGGTCAGCTCGCGGGTGGCCTGGGCCTCTGCCGCGAGTCGCCCCCCGGCCTGCGCCGAGGCGAGGTTGCGCTCGGCGGCCTCCAGGTCCTCCAGCGCCAGGACGCTCGCCTGCTGCGCCTCCAGCAGGGCGACGGTGGCCTCCCGCTGGCCCCGGATAGCCCCGGTCAGGCCCTCGGTGGCAGATTTGAGGCGCTCGGCGTTACCCGTGCTCGGCGAGAGGTCGTAGTCCCGCCGGGCCTCCTGATAGGCCCGCTCCGCTGCGGCGAGGTTGCGGCGGGCCTCCGCGAGGCCGTTTGTCGCCCGCACCTGCGCGTCCAGCTCCCGACCGCCCCGCGCTTCGCTTTCCAGCGCAGCCTGCGCCGCAGCGAGGTTTTCGAGCAGGTCGCGCCGGGCACGCTGCGCTTCCAGCACCTTGCGCTCGCCCTCGGCCTCCTGTCCGAGGAGTTGCACGCGCTCGCGGGCCAGTTGCGCCCGCTCCTCAGCCCCCAGCCCCTCCACGGCGAGTTGCCGCTCCAGCAGCGCGAGGCGGTCGCGGGTCAACCGCAGTTCCAGCTCGGCGGAGGCGACGGCATCGTCGGCCATCCCCCGAATCTGGGCCAGAGCGCGCTCGCGGGCCTCGGCAGCGTCCAGCAGGGCGTTTTCGAGTTGGAGCTGCCGTGCCAGTGCTTCCTGACGGCGACGCTCGGCCTCGGCGACTTTCTGGAGCGCCTCAACCTGCTTGTCGATGACCTGCGCGGCAGCCTCCTGCCCCGCCTGCTCGCGGGCCTGGAGGGCCTGGGCCAACCCTGCCCGCGCCCCCGCCTGCTCAGCGAGGGCCGCTTGCAGTTCCAGCTCGGTGCGGGCGGCAGCGACTTTCGCGTTGGCGAGGCTCAACTCGCGGGCGGCAATCTGCACGGTGAGGTCGGCCTGAGCCTGGCGGTCCTCCCCCAGCCCCCGCAGGGTCAGCTCCGCCTGCGCCTGCGCCCGGTAAAGGTCCAGGCGGCGTCGTTCGGCGTCGAGAGGGGCCGCGTCTATCCGGGTCTGGAGGTCAGCAATCTGGACCAGCAGCCCGAACCGCTGCTCGATGAGGGCGTTGCGTTCGGCCTCCCGGCCCTCCCCGGCAATGCGGTCGTCGAGGTCGCGCAGCCGGGCCTGGAGCACGCCGAGCTGCTGGCGCTGGGCGGCGAGCCGCTCGGCCTCGCTGCGGGCCATCCGCTCGGCGTACCCCGCTTCAGCCTCCAGCCGCGACAGGGCGGACTCGGCTAGCCGCCGCCCCGCCTCCTCCTGCTCGCGCAGGCTGACGGCCTGCCCGTGCTGGAGGTCACGGATACGCGCTTCTACGGCCTCCCGCTCCTGCGCGGTGAGTACCACCCCGTTCAGGCCGCTGAGCTGGCCCTGGAGCAGGGTGATTTGCCGCTCCCGCTCGGCGGCGATGAGGCGGTCCAGTTGCAGCACCTCCGCGTCGCTGCGGGCGAGTTCGCGGGCCTGCTCCAACTCGCGGATACGGCCCTCCGACCGCTGGACCGGGCGCTCGGCGGCCTCGATACGGGCCTGACGCAGGTTCTCGGCGGCCTGCCGCTCCGCTTCTTCCTGTTGCTGACGGCGCTGGGCCTCCCCAGCCTGGTAGTCCGCCCCCAGCCGGGCCAGGTCGGCGTAGTACTGCGCCCAGATGGCACGGCGCTCCTCGGCGGTGAGGTTCTCGGCGGAGAGGGCCAGGTCGCGGCTGCGGGCCAGATTGGCCCGTTCCTGGGCGAGTTGCTGCTCGGCGGCTCGCTGCGCCATCTGCGCCCGGCGGGTGGCCGCTTCCCCCTCGATGCGGGCACGGGCCACCGGGTCGTCCCCGGCCCCCGCGAGGCGGCGTGACACCCCCAGGTTGTATCTGGCGAGGGCCGCGTCACGGGCTGCCTGCTGCGCGGCGAACTGTTTCTGATTCACCTCCCCCCAGGCTTGGGCGATGCGCCGGGCCGTCTCGCGGGCCAGGGCCTCATCTTCGTTGGCCCACTGTTGGCGCTTGGCCCGCTCCTCCCGGCGTCCGGCGTCCAGAATCTCCTGGCGCTGGGCCTCGCTGCCGGTGAACGATTCGAGGCGCTCGGCGAGCTGGCGGCGGAACTCGGCCAGCTCTTCCCGGCGAGAGGCCAGCGTGCGGGCGCGTTCGTCGCGGATGGCCGCGATTTCGGCGGCGCGGGCGGAGCGCTGGGCCTCCCCCACGGTGCGCTGGTTGTCCTGCTCGATGCGGCGCAACTCGGTCTGATAGCGGCTGTACTCGCTCAGCAGGCGGCGGCTCCCCTCGCGAATGAGCGCCTGGCGCTGCTCCTCGGTCCCCTGAAACTCGTCAATCTGACGTGTGAGAGTCTCGCGCAGGTCGTCCAGAGCCGCCTGTCGCACGGCCACCTCCTTCAGGTAGCCGTCCTTCATCGCGGCGATGCTCGCGTCGCGGGCTGAGCGCTGCGCCTCCAGCACGGTACGCTCGCCCTCGCGGATGGCCTCGGCACGCTCGCGCTGCTGCTGCCGCGCCAGCGCAGCAATCTGACGGTCACCCTCCCGCTGAAGGGCGGCGCGGGTGGCCGGGTCGGACTCCAGGCGCACCCGCTCGGCCACGTCTCGGCGCAGGTCGTCGAGCGCGGCGCGGCGCAGGGCCTCCTGTTTGGCGAAACCGTCGGCCATCGCTGCAATCTCGGCGTCGCGGGCACTGACCTGGGCCTGGCGCACCCGCTCGGCATTCTCGCGGGCAAGCTGCATGTCCTCCTGTGCCCAGGCGCGGCGGCGGGCCGCGATGAGGCGGCGTCCGTCCTGCTCGACCTGAGCGGCCTGGGCGGGGAAATCGGAGAGGGCCTTCACCGTTTCGGCAGTCTCGCGGCGGATGGCCGCGATTTCAGCGTTGCGCTGCGCCTGGCGTTTGGCGGCCCCGCCCTGCATGGCCTCGATTTCCGCCTGCTGCACGGCGAGGGCCGATTCGCGGGCGGATTTGACGGCCTCATCCGCGTAGCGCTTGCGGATGGCGGCGGCCTGGGCCTGCTGCTGGGCGTCGAGCTGCGCCAGGCCGTCGCGCAGGGCGGGGGTTTGGGAGGGGTCCATCAGCTTGCCGTTCACCACAAAGGGCTTCTTGAACTCGCGGCGCAGGTCCTCGTACTCCCGCCGCAGCCGCGCGAGGTCGGCTTGGAGGTCGGTCATGCCCTCCAGGCGCAGCTCGAAGGCCTTGCCCTCCAGCGTCGCGCGGAGTTTCTTGACCGCCTCGGTCTGCTCATCGGTCAGCGCGACGTTGAGCTGGCCCCGGCGCTGGGCCTCGGCGTAGAGCTGGATGACGTTCTGGCGGGCCTCCACGAGCTGCTCGCGCAGGCGCTTGATGGCCTCCTCATCGCGCTTGTAGATGCGCTCCCCGGTCCAGAAGTTGGTGCCCACCAGGGTGCCCTGCTCGGCGTCGGCGAGCTGCTGCTGAATCAGGAGCACGCGGGCCTGGGCACGGCCCAACTCGGTCCCGCCCTTCATGAGCTGGCGGACCCGCTCCATCGTCTGCTCAAACGCTTTCTGGTTGGCCTCGTCCACCTGCTCATAGATGGCGGTGGTCCCCTTGACCTGATTGGCCCACAGCGCCCCCAGGCCGACCACCAGCGCCCCGACTCCGGCCAGCGCCGCCGCCGACGCCAGAGTGAGCGTGCCCAGAGCGCCGGAGAGGATGGTCGTGGACCCCGCCGTCTTCAGGAACGCGACCGAGAGGACGTTCTGCGCCCCGCTCGCGGCGAGGGTGGACGCGGTGAACGCCCGCAGGGCCGCTGGGGCGGACTTCACCCACGGCAGGAACCCCCCGGCCTCGCTGATGCGGCTGGCGACGTTCAGACGGCCCACGGCTGCCGTCGCCGCGTCAATGGCCTTTGAGGCCGCGCCGAACTTCATCAGAGACTCCCAGGCCCCCCGCAGCCCCACGGCGAGCGAGGAGACCGGGGCATACAGCACGCCCACCGCGACCGCCGAGGCCAGCAGCAGGGTGGTGGTTTGCTGCACCCCATCGGGCAGGGCGTTGAATACGTCCAGCACGCGGGTCAGGGCGCGGGCACCGTTGACCGCGAAGGGGACCAACGACTCGCCGAGCTGCTTTTGGGCCTCGCTCAGCTCGCGGTTGGTGCTGTTGACGGCCCCGCCGAGGCCCGACTGGAGGGCGATGAGGTCGGCCACCTCGTCGCTGGTCGCCTTTTGGATCAGCAGCAGCTCGGCCTGCACCTTGTCCTGACGGGTCAGCTCGTCGGTGGTCTTGCCGATGCTCTTGGCGTACTGGGCGTAGAAGGGGAAGAGGTTCTCCGAGATGCCAATCTGATTCAGGGCTGCGCTGGTGCCGCTGGTCACGGCGTCCACGTAGCCCTGCATCCCCTCGGCGGCACTGCGCCCAGCAGCGAGGGCCGAGGCCCCTGCCCCCTCCAGGGCGGTGTAGGCCTGCTGGAGGGTGTAGCCCTGGCGCAGCAGGCCGCGGATGCCGTCACGGGCCGCGTCCCCGCTGACGCCGAGGGTGTCCGACAGTTTGGCGACGACCCGCGCCGCTTCCTCAGACGTGCCGCCGGTCTTCTGCACCGACTTCTGGAACAGCCCTTGGGCGATGCGGGCGGTGTCGCTGGCCTGGGCAAACTGGAAGAGGCCGTTGGCCGCCCCCATCGCCTGTGGGCCGTACTGTTGCAGCGCACTCCCCACGCCCAGCTTGACCTGCGAAGCCAGACCCAGCCGGGTGATCTCGCCCCGTGCGGCGGCGGCGGTGGTCTCCGCGAGGCGGTTGGCGTTGGCGACTTTCTGAGCCTCGCGGCTGTATTCGCCGAACTCGCGCCGGGCCACGTCGCCCACCTGGTTCAGCTCGCGGGTCAGCGCCCGCATGCGCTCGGTGAGCTGATTAATCTCCTCCGGGCTGGCCTCCCCAAACCCCGCCTGAAAGTTGGCGCGAGTGATGCGGACGGCGCGGTCCAGCTCGTCGATGCGGGCGCGGAGACTGGCGGCGCGGGCCTCGAACGCGGCAGCCGACTGCGCCGCGCTGTTCACGCCCACGTCAAACCCCCCGAACAGTCCCGCGATACGCCGCTGCATGTCGGTGGGCACGGCCTCCTCCACGGCATCCCGGATGGCCCGCGCTGCTCGTTGCACGTCGCGCCCGGCAGAGAGGTCGGCGGTGAGGCGGATGGTTCCCACCTGCCCCGCGAGGTCGCGCACGGCCCGCAGGTCGCTCTGCACCTGCGCGATGCCCTGGCGGAACTTGGAGACGTCGAGGGTGGCCTCCCCCTTCAGGGGCGGCAGGTTGGGGCTGGTCATATGTCAGGCTCCTGAAAGTTGGGAGGGGGTAGCGTGGGGGCATGAGAAAGGGCATAGCGATGTGCGCCGCCCTCGCCCTCGGATGGGGCAGTGCGGCGCAGGTGTACGTTTTAAATGGCCTTCAGTACGTCAGTCCAGAACAGTTCTCCCGTGAAAATGGCGCGACGTACAAGAACCAGTACGGCACTCTCACTCTCAAGTGGCCTAAAGGCGAACTGGTGATGTACACAGGGTCACGGGAAGCGCAGCTCAACGGGAAGCCGATGCTACTATCAGCCCCCCTCGCCAACATTCAGGACACAGTTGTCGCGCCGCTTGCCGATTTGCAGAGGGCCTTTGGATTAGCGGTGACCGCCCCGCCCCCAAAGGCTCCGGCACCTCAGGCCACCAATCCGCCGCCGAGAGCCACACCCACTCCCGCGCCGCCTTCAAGCGCATGGCAGAAGGTTCTGAAAGGCCCCGCACGGGTCGGCGATGTCATTGTCCAATACCGCCCCAATGAGTCTAAGGGTGGCGACAACCTCTTTAGAAGTGCTACAGTTTTTGATTGGCCAACCGCACTCCCGACCAGCGTGGAGACGCTCATAAACTTCTGCTATATAAGCGTCAAAAGCAGCTTAAAAGCGCCCGCTACCGCCCAGTTTTCCGATGGCTTTCTTCAGATATACCGTGACCAGACATGGACCATGGTTGGCAGCGTTGATGCCCAAAATTCCTATGGGGCACTGATTCGCTCTAGCTTCGTTTGCATGCATAAGTTTGCCAACGGCAAGCTCTACACGTTGGTCAGTATTCAGTAGCCATCTGAACCCCCCGCACCTTCCCTGCGAACAGCTCGCGCATCCGGTAGAGCGCGAACACCGCCGCTGGGTAGACCGCAGGCCCAGCCACCATGTACCGCTGCCCGCTGCGCCCGAAGTGCAGCGGGGCCAGCGGGTTCGCGGCGGCCTGCGCGACGATTTGCGCCGGGGTCATCTCGTAGGGGCCAGTGCCGTATTCGATATAGGGGGCGTACGGAACGTCATTCCAGACGCTGACGCGGGCAGTGTTTTTCGTGCCCTGGCCGCGCGCCTGGAAGCCCCGCAGGTAGTCACCCGTGCGCTCGTACGCTCCCGGCGTGGTGTCGTACACGTTGCGGCGGGCACCGATAACCGCGTGCCCCAGGGCTTCGGCGCTGGCCTGCTGCGCCACGTTCCCCAGGTCATCACACGCCCGCTCCAGCCGCGCGAGGGCGGCCATCAGCGCCCCGGCGTCGAGGTCTATCATGCCTGCGCTCCCATCACCTGCATGGCGCGTTCCCACATCGCCTCTTCCTCCCGTTCACGGCGGGCGCGAATCGCCGCCTCGCTGTAGAGCCACGGGGCGGCCCGCCGCAGCAGCGCTTCCCGGTGGCGGTGGTAGCGCGTGAGGTCGTAATACGGCCCGCCGGGGCGCGGGGGATGCTCCGGGTCCCGGTACTCCCGGCCCTGCTCTAGGCCGTCCGCGATAGCCGCATCCTCCAGCCGGGTGAGCCGGGCGGCGGCGGCCCGCTGCGCCTCGATGGACGCCGCCGCGAGCAGCAGGGCGGGTGGGAGCCGCCGCGCGGTCTCGTACCCGCTCAGGCCGAAGGTGCGGATGAGCCACTCATCGAAGCTGTCGCCCGGCCCTGACTCAGCCGCGTCAGCATCCGCTGCGCCCGCCGGGTCAGGGCCGTCAGTTTTGGGTCGGCGTCCTCCAGGTCATTGAGGTCCCACATCGCGGCCAGCAGCGCGAGGCGGTCGCCCCAGGTCAGGCGCTCCGGCAGGGGGCAGCCGTCCAGCGAGGCGTGCACGAGCCGCCAAAACGCGGCCCACACGCCCGGCTCCACGTCCCCGCGCCGCCACTCGTGCCATCCCTCGCGCATCTGGCCCAGGGTGACGGTGAGGGTGAGCAGGTCGAGCAGGTGGGCGTCGGCGACGTGTGCGCCCCAGGCCCGCAGGGTGACGGTGCCGCCGGACAGCTGGACGAGTTGGCGGATGGGGTGCATGGTCCTCCAAAAAGGGAATCTGATGTTAGGGGCCGCACGGGGCGGCCCGGAAAGAAGGGTTAGGGCGCGGGGACAGCCTCTTCCGCGAGGATGTCCAGCAGGTCCGCGAGTTTGGCGCGGGGCACGGTGAACACTGCCCCGTATTGGGTGATTTGCGCGTCGTACGCGGCGAGGTCCGTACCGGGCGTGTAGTCGAATGCCTGAACGGTCGCCGTGAACTGGAGGGTCTCGCGGTTCTGGTTGTCGCCCGTGCCGTTGGACTGGAGGAACGCCCTGGGGTGCCAGGCCACCCGCACCCGGTCACTGCCCTCGCGCTTGCTGACCACGATCAGGCGGCCCAGCACGCTCGCGCCGGGGCTGAAGGGGCTGACCGTGGTTCCGGCGAGGGGGCCACTGCTGATGGTGGCCGAGGGGGTGCCGTTATGCAGGTCGCGCACCGTGTCGTCGGGGGTCAGCACCGGGAGGTCATAGGTGACGCTGATGCTGGTCACGTCGGACGCGAGCACGATGGGCGGCCCTCCCTCGCGATTCTGGGCCTGAATGTCGGACCGCTCCACGTTGGAGGTGGGCGCGATGCGGGCGTCAGGCGGGAAGAGGCCGAGGTCGAGGAAGCTCCCCGCGTCCACGGGGCCGAAATCCTCCAGGGGGCTGAACAGCACCTGCCGACCCTCACGGGTCAGGTTGGCGCTCAGGGTGGCGGTGTTGGAGTTGGTGACGTTGAGCATGGTGACTCCTAGACGGCGAGCGTGCCGTCAACGGCGAGGCATTCGTAGCTGGGGCGGCAGAGATAGACCCCGTCCGCGATGGCGCGGGGCGAGTCGGGCAGCCGGGGGAGGTAGGGGCCGGGGTCACGGGGGGAGCCGCACAGCACCCGGCGCACCTGTGCCGCGAGGGCGTCGTCGTCGGCGGCGGTCGGGGCGATGGCGGCCACCGGGACCCAGTACACGGCAGTCACCCCGTCATCGGTAATCCCCTGCGCCTCTTCCAGTTGCACGTACCCCTGGGGATGCTGCCGGAGATACGCCTCCAGCCCCCCCGCCTGCCCCGGTTTGCGCCCGGCGAGGGGCCGCTCGCGCTCCTCCGGCAGCAGGACGTGCAGCCCGGCGGCGGTGAGGCGCTCGTGTAGGTCGGTGACGATGGCGCGCATGTCAGCGCACCAGGCGGCAGACGCCCACGGCCTGCCCGGTGAAGTCGCTGACCTGCCCCCAGGACACCAGCGTGAGAGTGCCGCCGTCCCAGGGGATGGACGCACCCTCGCCGGGCGGCGGGTCATCGGGGTGGGTGGAGAGCAGGCGGATGTCGAGCACCTCAGGGCTTCCCGCGAGGCGCTGCGCGAGCCGTGTGCCCTGGTTGGTCTTGGCGGGGTCGCGCACGCTGAAGCGGCAGTGGGTGCCGTCGCTCCAGGTGAGGGTATGGCGGTACCGCAGCGCGTTCAGCTCCGGGTCACTCTGGAGTTCCTGGACGGCCCCCAGCACCTCGTCCAGCAGGGTCACGGGGCCTCCCGCAGCGGCTGGGTGACCCGGAACACGGGCTCCGTGTTGCCGCCCGTCCGGATGCCTGCCAGGGGCGAGGGCACCGGCCCACTCCGCCCGGCCCGGCTGACCTGCTGGCGAAGCTGCACGGCCCGGTCGGACCACGCCGAGGCGTCCACGCTGGAGGTGTGGGGCTTGGCGAACCTCTCCACCTCGACCTCCCCTTCGATCTTCACCCGCTTCACGCCGCCGCCGCCCTCCGCTGCCTGCTTCGAGGCGTGCAGGGCCGCCGCGTCCAGCACGTCCGCCGCCACGAGGCGCAGGTCCCCGTGCACGAGGAAGCTGGCGGCCAGGTCCACCTGCCCCTCCTCCGGCAGCGTGTCCTTGTGATACGCCCAAGCGGCAGCGGTGGCGTATACCCGGACCGCCGCCTCCTGCTCGGCCGTGAGCGTCACGTCAGCCCTCCGGGGGGGACTTGGCAGCCGTCAGCCCCAGATACTCGCGGAGCTGCGCAGCCTTCTTCGCCCCCACTCGGTCCAGCGCTTCGAGGTTGGCCTGCCCCCCCTCGCCTTCGGCGAGCAGCCGCAGCCCCTCTTCGGTGAGGATGCCGTTGTGCTGGAGGTCCCTCAGCGCCGGGGTGTCGGCCTTCAGGGGCGTGCCCCCGGTGCGGATGGCCTGCACCAGCAGTTCCAGGAACGACACCTTGCCCTGAAGGGCCTGTACTTGGGCGTCTGCCCCCTGCCCGGCGGCACGCTCCTGTCCCTGGGCCTGAAGGTCCTCGATCAGCCGTGCGGTGGGTTGCTCAGGCAGCAGCGAGTCCAGCGGCACGAGGACGGCCGTGTCCGGGTCCTCCGGGAAGGTCACGGCGGCCACGAGGTCGCCGTTGTCCAGGCCGAGGCCCTCGCGGGCTTCCTCCGGGGCCTCCATCGCCTCGACGAACGTGACGAAAGTGTGCGCCCCGTCGTCGGCCACGAACACCACGGGTTCGCCCTGGGCGTAGGAGGGGGTGAGGGGGGGCGGCTCCCCCGGCTCCTGCTGACCGACAGGTGCGGTGACGCCCGCTGGGCCGATTTGGCCTACGCGGAGCATCTGCTGATAGTCGCGCCCGGCTTCCACCGGCACCGGGTCTCCGGGTTGGAGATCCTTAACACCGAAGCGGAAGGCGCGGAGCGCGACATAAACGCTCTTGTTCGTCACGGTGTCTCCTGACCGGCTCAGTAGTCGGCAGCGCTGGCAGCGACCACGTCGCTGAAGTACATGCCGAGGTCGGGGGCCACGATGTTGAAGCTGGCCGCCGTGTGCGCCTGGAGCCAACGCACGCCGCTGCGGCTGTCCCGGCCCCGGCGCAGCAGGACCAGGGTGTCGGCAATGGCCTCTTCCTCACCGCCCTCGAAGGCCTGGTAGAGGTTGCGCCACACGAACATGTACCCGCCGCTGGGCGTGGTGCGGCTGGGTCTGGGCGCCGCGTAGGTCAGCAGCATGGACTTGGGGTCCACCCGGTACTCAAAGTCATCGGGCAGCCCTTCGAGCGCCTTGTTGTACGCCCCGTCCGCGACGTATACCCGCTCCACGCCCAGGTAGGCCGCGATCAGGTCCTGGTCCGCGATGCCGCGTTGCACGTACTTCACGCGGTCTACGATGTCCTCGTTGAACACCAGGCTGGCATACACGTCTGCCCCCAGCAAAGCGACGTTAGGTGCCCGGCCAGTCATGCGCTTCATGCGCTGTGCGCGGCTTCGGACAAAGCGGCCAGGGCTGACGCCCGGCTGGTCGAACTGGAGGAACTCCGGGGTGTCTGCGGCCTGGTTGGGGTTGGCGGCCACGCCCTGGTACTGGAAGGCCCAGCCCGCCTCCGCCCGCAGCGCCACATCGGTAAAGCGCAGGTCAAGATCCAGCCGGGCCTGCCCTGCGAGGTACAGCGCCGCATCCTCCTCCGGCTGCATGGGGTTGCGGGCGCTGGCGCGGTCACTGGGAGCGATCACGCGTTCCAGGCTGCGGTGGAAGACCTTGTAGTCTCCCTCGTTCATGCGGGTGTGAGCCTGCACAGGGCGGTCCCCGTAGGCGTGGTCCCGGAATTCGGGGCGCAGCAGGTCGCCGCGGTTCCACACCTGGAAGCCGCCCCGGTCGCGCTCCACGTCCACGCGGGGGAAGACGTTGGGGGCGATGAAGTCCTGGTCGGCCTCGATGTCGTTGACGGCCAGGTCGGTCAGGTAGCGGTCGACCTGCCCCCCGGAATACTGGGGCGGCAGGGGGCCGGAGGTCTGGGTGTAGCCGGTGTCGGGGGCCATCAGGGCGCCCGTCAGCAGGCTGTTGGTGACTTTGAGCATAGGTCCTCCTGGGACAGAGAGGGGCGGCGGCAACAAAAAGCCCTGAGCGTGTGCTCAGGGCGTTCCCGCGCCGACTTCACCCGGTCGGTTGAGTTGTGGGGTTCTGGGAGCCTACGGTGGCCCCGTTAGCGCCCGGTTAGACGGCGGGTTGACGGCCCCGGTCAAACTCGAAGGGCACGATGGCCCCGGCGGGACCGCCCTCGATCACGCTGCCGAAGTACTCGTCGCCAGGGGCGGCCTTCAAGGCCACGCCGAGCGGCCCGGCCTTGATCTTGTCCCCGGCCTTGAGGGCTTCCCCAGCCTTCACCTTCTGGCGGCCCAGGGTGAGGATGGTCGTGGGCCGCCCGGCAGCGTCGCCGGGATACTGAATGACGCCCTCTACGCGGTCCCCGACCCCGGCCACATCGATCTGTTGATCGTTCTCGGCGCGGGCGCTGTCGCCGCCGCTGACGCTGCCGACGAACTTGGCAGCACGCCACTGGTAGGGGGTGAGGTCACGGGCGGACGGTCCGGCGTGCTTGCCGCCGTCGATGGGCTTGATGGTTGCCATGCTGGTGGGTCTCCTTTACGAGAGGCAGAGGGTCGGGGGCGAGCGGTGGGACTCAGCCCCGGTAGCGGGCCAGGAACTGGGGGTCAGCGGCGAGCACGGCGCGGCCCGCCTCGGCGCGGCTGGCCTGGGGGTGCTCCTTGATGTGGGCCTGCACACGCCTCTCGTACTCGGCCTGGACGTTGCCGCTGCTGCGGTTGTCCTGGCTGCTCCCCGTCTCGCCCGTGAGGTCGAGCTGCGCACCGGTCGCGTTCAGGGACTGCTCGAGCGCCTTGTACTCCTCAGCGCTGAGCTTCTCGTGGGCGGCGCGGAGGGTGGCTCCGAACGCGGCGGGCTGTCCCAGCGCAAGGGCACGCTCGCGGAACTCGCGGTTCAGCCGGTTGTCTCGCTCGGCATTGGCAGTGCGCTCAGCGGCAGCAGCGCGAGCGTTGGCCTGGTCAATCAAGGCTCTGACTTCGGGACTGAGGCTGGACGGGTCCACCCCAGCGGTGGAAGGGGCGTCTCCCTGCTGGGCGTTGAGGTAATCGTCGAGGAAGCGGCGTTCCTCGGCGGTGAGAAGCTCGCCGCTGGCGAGCTTCGCGGAGATGGCGGCGATGTTCATGGGGTCCTCCTGCGCTTCGGGCGCGGGCGTGGGGTCGGTGGAAGAACCCGCCTCCGGAGGCGGGGGCGGGTCTTCCGTGGCGCTGGTCTGCTCGGCGTCCGGTGGGCTGCCGGTGGCAGTGGGGTCAGGGGAGGCGCGGGCCTCCGGGTCGTCGTCCTCGCCCTCGTCGGGGTCTGGAGCGAGGGGTGGAGGTTCAGAAGCGGCGATGACGCCGGCCTGCTCGCCGATCACGGTGCTGAGGGTGGCCACGCGGTCCGCGAGGCCCTGAGTGACCGCGTCCGCGCCCACCCACACCTCGCCGGTGGCCCAGGTGTCGGCCACAGTCCTGCGGGCCTTGCGCCGCCCCTTGGCCACCGCCTGTACGAACTGGGTGTGGATGCTGTCCACGGTGGCCTGGAACTCGGCGCGAGCATCCTCTGACAGCGGCTCGTAGGGCTGCCCCAGCGCCTTTTTCAGGGCGCTGCGGATGTAGGTCACCGCGATGCCGACCGCGCCGAGCATCTTGCTGTAGTCGGCGTGGGTGATGATCACCCCGATGCTGCCGGTCATGGCGGTAGGGGTCACGACGATCTCGCTGGCCTGGGAGGCGACCCAGTAGGCCGCCGAGCACGCCACGTCGTTGACGCAGGCCGTCACGCGCTTGCGGGTGCGAGCGTAGGCCACGGCGTCGGCCGCCTCGATGGTCCCCGCGACGGTGCCCCCCGGCGAATCAATGGATAGGACGATGGCCGCCACGCTGCTGTCGTCCGCGAGTTGACGGACCTGAGCCGCGAGGCGCTGCGGGCTGACGTACCCGCAGGACTCGGCCCATTCGGGGGCGCGGGAGATCACGACGCCGTGGAAGGTCACCAGCGCGACCGTCTTCCCGTTGCCCCGTACCAGCGGCACACGCTGCACGGCGGCCTGGGGTGGCCTGTGGTCAGTCTCGACCTTCAGGGCCTGGCCGCTGGTCACCAGGTTCTGGAGGTGCTCCAGTGCCTGCGGAGTGATGGACCACGCCTCTCCGGAGAGGGCGCGGGTCAGGAACTGCAGGGTGTTCAAGGGGTTTCCTCCTCCTATGTGGCCTCTTCCTGCTCGGGTAGGCCCAACTTCTCGCGCAGAGTGCGTTCCAGGTTGGGGTCATGGGTGATGGCACCCGCGTTCATCAGGCTGCCCACCTGGGTAATCAGCTCCTGAAGGGCCGCGCTGCTCAGCCCACCGTGCTCCAGCCGGGGCCAGAGTTCAGGCGGCACCCCGTTGACCCGCATCAGGTTCCCGACGGCGAAGCGGTTGATTACCTCGGCGATGCCGTCGAGGATGCCGGTCCCGGCCAGCTCGAATAGCTCCGTGAGGTCGGAGCTGAGGGCCTGCGCCCCCCGACCTTCCGACCCGCCCAAAAGCAGGAAGGTGGCGAGCAGGCTGGCCGCGATGCGATGGCTGTAGCGCCGGATGATCTTGTCTGTGTCGTGGGCCCGCGTGCCGCCGGAGGTCAGCAAAGAGAACTTGTAGCCGGTGGGCAGAGCCTTGTACGTCTCCTTCCCGGTCTTTTCGTCAAACTCGGTCACCACGTACTGACTGCTGGGCATCAGAATGTAAGCCCGTTCATCTCGGCGCACGCCTGCTGCCACCTCCTCAATCACGCGCAGGGTGGCTTGCTGCTCTGGAGTGGCCGTCGGGCTGAGCAGCTCGACCGGGACCTCGACGTGCGGGATGCCCGCCAGGTCCCGCTCCACGCCCACCGCCTCGAACTCTTCCAGCCGGGATTGGAAGCGGTAGGCGCGCCGGGCGTTAACCAGCAGCGAGCGGCCCTCCGGGTGCCCCCCGGCCTCGGTCGTCCGGAAGTGCAGAGCACGCTGAATGGGGATGAACACTGGCCTGCCAGAAGCGCTCTGCCACAGGCCCTGAATGCCGCCGTCGCCGTCGTGCTCCCACCGGCTCAGCGTGCGCTGTGGCCGGTGAGCAAACTTGCGCCAGCCGACTCGGCCGTCCGCGTACTGGCTCCGGTAGCGAGCGTCTTGCTGGTCCGGCCCCCGGCGAATCTTGTAGACCACCTCAAAGTATGACCAACCGTGCACCAGCATGGAGAGCACCTCAGCCATGAAGCCCGGCCAGGTGTGGCTCATGTCCGCCCGGCACTCAGCCAGGAACAAGGCCCAAGCGGCGGCCTCTGGACTGTCGTCGGCGGGGGCCTCGCGCCACTTCACCCGCCGGAACATGGACTCCAGGGCCAGGAACACGCCGCCCACGATGGGGTCGCTGTCTCGGATGTCCTGATAGAGCTGCGCGGCGTACAGACCTTCTTCGGGCAGGAACTCGCGAAGCCACGAGTTCTGGGCGCCGCCAACACCGACGATACCCAGGTCTACGGACGGCTTGTTTGGTTGGGTCAAGGGTAAGCACCTCCTTTCAGCGCCGGAACATGCTGGGCTTTTGGCCGCCGATGCCAGCCAGACCGGTCAAGGCCGTGGGTTGAGCGTTGTTCTTCTCCTGGGCCTTCAGCCAGGCCCGCCGCTTCTGCTTGAGCCGCTGCAGGGCCTGAGTCGTGGGGTCGATCTGGTCGTCGTTCGCGCCGTTTGGGAACTGCGCCCACTCCGGCAGGTACTCGCTGGACACCCACGCCGCGAGGCTGGGGTGCGGCAGGTAGACGTTCCCGGCCTGGATGGTGCTGCTCTCGGCTGACACGCGGGACTGCTTGCTGCCCTCAGGTTCATAGGCAATCAGCCCAGGCACCGTGCTGCGCAGGTCGCTGATGATGGCCGGACCGTTGGCCTTGTCTTCGATCAGGTGTTCGGGAATGCTCGCGTGCACCTCGGCGAACGCGAGCAGCGCGGCTTTGGACTTCACATAGTCCCAACGACCCCGCACCTGATCGAGGAGGAAACTCTCGGCCCCCTTGCTGCCCCAGGCCTGGCCCACTACGAAGTCGGAATCCTTCTTGTCCTTGAAGGCGAAGTCCCAGCTTGTAAGGGTAAAGTCGAAGGTCTCCGGCGTGGGCACGACCACAGCGTCCACTTCGGTCACGCTGCCGTCTTCCGCCACCACCTTCAGGCGCAGAGGCGGGAGGCTCGGAATCAGGTGCGCGGGCGCATGGTAGCGCCACCACCAGCTCTTCACGATGCCGCCGCCCACCGGCACAGGCCGCTGCTGGAGCTGCCCAGCCACCCCGAAGCTGCCGAGGTCAAGCGCCGCTTGTTGGTAATCTTGCTCGTCGCGGAACTCCGGAAACAGCAACTCGCCAGGCTCAGTGCGGGGGTCTTCCCAGATTGAAGTCCGGGTGTGATGCTCAGGCTCGTACTTCTCTGGCAGCCGCAGGATTTCCCAGCCGCCTTTGCGCTCTAGGTGGCCGGTGAGGTCTTCCTCGTGCAGGCGCTGCATGATCACGATCTGCACGTACCGCTTCGGGTCCGCACCGCGCCGGGAGAGGCTCTGGTCATAGGCATTGTTGATCGTGCGGCGGTGAGCACGGCTGTCTATCTCAGCCGCGTTGTTCGGGTCGTCGATCAGGAGGATATTGCCGCGGGCACCGGTCGCGGACGTGATGGGTTTGACCAGTCGCCTCCCCCGCGCCGTGGTATCGAACTGGCTCTTGCTGTTCTGGTCACGCGTAAGCTGCACGCGCTCGCCGTAGCGCTCCTGATACTCCGGCGACTCCACGAGGCGACGCATAGCCATGCTGTCGCGTAGGCTCAGACTCTCATTAAATGCCACGGCGAGGAAGCGCTCACCCGGGTCCAGCTCGGCCCACACCCACGCGGGGAAGAAGACGTTACAGAGCGAAGACTTCATGGTGCCCGGCGGGACGTTGATAATCAGGCGCTTGATCTCGCGCCGCGCCGCTGCTTCGAGGTGCAGGCACATGGCGTCGAGCGCCCACCCCCAAGCGAGAGGTGTGCCGGGTTCGAGCACGTCCCAGAACTCGTGGACGAACTCGCGCAGGGTCAAGGGGCGCCGCTCTTTCGGCGCAGGCAGGTCGCCGCGCTCGGCGAGTTCCCGCTCGGCCAGCTCCGCGAAGATCACGTCATCGTTGAGCCAATCCGGCCAGTCGTCACGCTTTCGCCGTGCCACGCGCTTGCCGCCTCCGCTCCAGCAGCTCCAGCAGTTGGTCGCTCGTGAGATTCTTCAGGTCCGCCGGGCTGCGCAGGTCCTCCAACCGCACGGTGAACTCCTCCATACCCCGCGCCTGCCGCTCCAGTTGCGCTCCAGCCGTAGCCAGCCGCGCCACCTCAAAGGGACTCATCTCCTCGGCCTTGAGATGGGCCATGCCCCGGACTGAGAGGGTCTGCATCGCCTTGCCAAGCTTGGCCTGCCGGACGCGCACCTCCTCCACGGTTTCAAGGTCGAGGGCGCGGACCTTGGTGTCCACACGGTGCCGGAACTCGGCACGGAGGTCGGCCCAGTCCTCCCGCGCCGAGCGGGCCTTGATTGCGTCGTAGCTCGGCGCTCCGGGTTTGTCACTCAAGGTCTTGAGTGTCACCGTGTCGTCCCCACGAATGAACTCGCGGCGGATGGCGCTCCAGTTGTGCTTGCTGGGGCGACCTCCGGCGCTTCGCGCCCCGCCGCTGCCGCTGCTTTTCGGGGTCGTCTTAGGCTTGGTGGGGGCATGCTTGGTCATGGGGGTTCACCTCCTTCGGTAGGGTGTCAGCATGGAGTTGCAAGTCGACCGCCGCGCACGCTTCTGGGCTCAAGTGATTGCGTGGGTCTTGGTGCTAGCGCTTACCTGGTCACTCGTCTCGTACACGTTGCTGCAACTTATGGGGATTGAATCGAGGGTGGGTGTGCCCGATGGAGCCGTGGAGATTCTTAAGTGGGCAACGGTGGCGTCGTTCGGCTTAGCCTCGGTGTGCTTCAGTTTCTACCGAACCCTTGACCAACCGGTAGTTGGCTGGAACTATGCCCGACAAGAGACGCCCTGCGGCTGTGAGAGCCAGTCCCGCACCTTCCAGACGTGATTGGTCAGGCCGATGGTCATGGCCGGTGTGCGTTGGAGGTACAGCTGACGTCCCTTTGGGACGTCGAGCTTGCTCCGCAGAGCCCGTTGAACTCGGCACCAGTTGTAGATCCCCTGCACCAGATGAGCCAGGCTCTCCCGGTGAATCCTCAGCCTCGCGAACGCGAGGCTTTTCCTCGCCAGGTGCGGGTTCATCCGCCGTGCCGTGGCATTCTGACGCTCCACAGCCGAGGTGTTGGGCTTGTGGTACCCCAACCGCTGCAACTCCTCGTGCACGCGAACCTGAGTGCCAGCCGCGATCTCTGTGCGCACGTTCACGACGCGCTTCCCGGAATACTCCTTGATGATCCGGACATGGGCTGCGGAACGCGGAATCCGGTAGACGGTCTTCGGGAATCGACCACGCGATCCCTGTCTGGCAGGCCGATACGGCCTGCCGAACACTTCAGGGAACAACGTCTGGTACGACAGAAACCCGTCGGTGAACAGCACGAGTCCATGTGGATCTGTCAGGCGTGCTCTGGCGTGCTTGAGGAGTGACTGGGTCAGGGCCGCAGTGCGCTCGCCGATCTCGCCCTGGATCAGGAACTTGCTGCTCGGATCGATGACGGTCGCGTCCCATACCGCCTCTTTCTTGTGACCAACGAAGCCGTAGCGTTCGTCCGCTTGAATGCTCGTGACCTGAAGGTCACGAGCATTCAGGTCGTGGAGGTGTCGCGCGTGGCTTCCGGCAACGCGGACGATGCGCGCGACCGTGGTTCGGTGACAGCCGACCAGATGGCCCGTGGTGACGAAGCTGTTGCCGTGGGTGACATGCTCGACGACGGCGTCGACGGTGTCCTGGGAGCAGCGGGCATTCCAGTAGGGCGTGCCTTTGAGTTCACTGAATTCCGCACTGCACACGGTGCACTTGAGGAGTCGTCGGCGGTGAGGGCCGTATCGTCTGCGGAGCTTGATGGTGCCGTGTTGTGCGTGATGCTGGGCTGGACAGGCGGGGTTCTGACAGACGAAACTTTCGAGTGGGAGTTCTTTTGACACGTCCGGGGATAGGCCCCGGACGCTCCCATTTCAGTGGTGTCGGGCATGGTTCCAGCCAACTACCGACCAACCTAACGAAGCGAGTTTCCAAAAGCGTGTGCGAGGAGCCGGAGGGCGCATGTTGTTGACTTCTCTCCTGATGCTGGCTGCTCTTGCGGTTGGGGCGGGGGCGAGGCTCCTTGCACGGGTCCCCGGAGCATCTACGGACGCCCCTGTTGATCAAGTGGTGCTGACCTCCGTGATGCTGACCTTTGCGGCAGCGGGAATCTGGCAGGCCTTATTCGCGATTCAAACCCTGGCGGGGATCGTGTTAACCATCGTCTCCGCAGATGACCCCGCTGAGCCTATGGAGTAGCTATTTAGGCGTCCACCCCTGACTGAACTCCGCGTGGCCGATGGTCCCGCGCTCGGTCATCCCGCCCCGGTCGTAGAGGCGCGTGACCTCCTCGCGCTCCATGCCGCAGCGCTGCATCACCTGTTCGGGCGTCATGCCCTCCTCGTCGATCAGGCGGCGCACGATGTCAGCCATCTTCAGGACCCCGTGCTCGCCCCGTGCCCGGTTGTGCCGGATGGTGCTGAGCATCTGATCGCCGGTCGCGGGCGGCAGCAGCCGGGCCACCGGCACATAGCCGTCCGTCATCGCGTAGATGCGCGGGTCGGCGCTGCACGTCCAGCGGTGGAAGCCGTCCACGATCTGCCCGTCTGGGCGGGCCACGATGGGCTGCGTCCAGCCGTCCTCCATAAGGCTGGTTTTCAGCAGCTCCATCTCTGGTTTGGCGGCGTGGTTGGGGTTATACCCGTTCGCGTGGAGGTCGTCGCGATGCACCCATTCGATTACCGAGAGGGGCTGGGCGTCTCGTCCGTACTTCATGGGGCAGCTCCTTCGAGGGCCTTCATCTCGGCCAACTCCGCGAGATAGGGGGCGAGGTCAGCGCGGTACTTCTCGTACATGCGCTGCACCTGTTCGGGCGGTCGCCTGCCGATATTGGGCTGGCGGCGGTCCTTGAAGTTTCCACGCATGGCGATCTTGATGAAGAAGGCCCACGAGTACCCGGTCAGCGGGTGATCGGCGGTGGGCGCCAGCAGGTCCGCCGTCTTCCGGTAATGCATCCGGAGGTGGGCGCGAATCGCTTTGCTGACCTGGGCCGCTTCCTTCGGCGGAAAGTTCGCCTGCACCAGGTCGCGCAGCCAGGCCTCGTAGGTGATGCCCGGCGGCTTGGTGGGCACCCCTCCGAAAGCGTACAGCTCCGTGCGGCTGTAGCGCTTGGCGGTGGCCGCGCCGGGCACCCGGTAGACCATGCGGTCCCACAGTTCGGGTTCACACTGGTGGTACTGGTCGAGGCGCTGCATGGGTTCCTCGCCGAAGGGCGGCGCGAGGCGCTGCTGACGGGGGCCGAATCCCAGCTTGTCCATCAGGTCATAGACCCGACAGTAATCCCAACCGAACAGCTTGGGCGCAAGCCACACGTCTTCGGTGCGCCAGTCATAGATTGGGTAGGCCTTCCAGACGTTACCCGCGTGCTGGAGGTTGTTCGCCCCGCCGTAACCCCCAGTGTCCTTGACGATGTAGTTGTCCACCGCGCGGCGGCTCACGGCGGCCCGGCGGATCAGGCTCTCGTCGGCGCGGATGCCCAGGAGTTGCACCACGTTGCCCAGGGTGGGCGGGAACAGCAGGCCACTCACCTCCGGGACGGACAGGCGGTTGGCTGGGTCACGGTAGTCGTAGCCTGGAATCTCGGTGATCGCCTCGTACGGCAGGTCCCGAATCCAGAGGTGGCGGTCCTCAGGTGCCCAGGGATACCACAGGGGCGACTCGCTGGAGCAGGCGTTGCGGTGCTTGACCGGCACGCACATCCAGCGCAGGGCTACGTCCGGGTCGGCGGCCACGCGGCGCACGTAGTCCACGTTCTCGGAGTAGATGCACTCCTCGTCCCAGAAGACGACGTCGAGCGGCGTGCGGCCCAGCTCGCGGGCTACCTCCAGGGCGAGGTTCAGCACGATGGTGCTGTCCTTGCCGCCGGAGAACGACACGCTCACGTGGTCGAAGCGCTCGAAGAGGACGCGTAGGCGCTCGCGGGCGAGAGTTAGCACGTCCTGCTCCACCACCTGCGGCTTGAGGCGGCTCTGCTTGGGGTTGTGCTGGTAGGGGCGGCCCAGCGCAGGGTGCGGGGGCGCGTACTCCGGGCCGGTCACGTCAGACCCCGCGCGGCCATGAACTGCCGCGCCGACGGGAGCACCGTGGCGGCCTCACGCACGATCTCTGGGTCGATCTCCCAGGTCTGCGCGAAGCCGTCGTCCACGTCCTTCGCGTAGGGGCGCTGCGGCCAGGGGCCGGTGCCGGTCACCCACCCGTCGCGCATGGCGTAGAAGGGTGGTAGAGACAGGCCCTCGCGCCTGACCAACTGCAAAACCGCCTCGTGGGGCCAGTCGCGCAGCGGGCTGTGGCGCAGGGTGCCGCCCCGGTTGGCGTACAGGCCGTCCTTGCCGCAGAAGTTCCCCTCGGCCTTGCGGCGGCCCAGGATCAGCACGTCGAGGGCTTTGCCCCGGAAGTAGAGGTCCTGGGCGGCGTGCTGCACCTGGCGGTACCACTTCGCATTGGTGGCCGCGTCCTGCGGGAACAGCATGGACGGGTGATCGCGCAGCCACAGGAGGCCCTGCCCGGTGTTCACCGTGCGGACCCAGCCGGGCTGGTGCTGTGCGAGCCAGGCCAGGAACGCCGGGTACTCGAGTTGGGTCAGGGCCAGCACGCCGTCGAGCACCCCGGCCCGCTGCGCAACCACCTGCAGAGCGAGGCTGTCCTTGCCGCCGCTCCACGCTATGGCCGCCCGCTTGCCCGACGTGACCTCGCGGACTTCGCGCACGGCCTCGTCGAGGAGGCGGTCGAGCTCGGCGTCGGGAAACAGGTCGGGGCGGTTCCAGGCGGCCTCCCAGGCTTCCTGGGTAGTGTTCTGCCTGCGGCCGAGGGTCACGACTCGCGCCCCTGCATGTCGCAACTGCTCGCGTCAGGGCGGTCGTCGGTCAGAAAGATGGTCTGGGCCATCATCTTGAACCCGCTCATGCGCTCGCGGAAGGTCTCGATGGACTCCTCCGGGTGCACGGAGTCGATCACCGCATTTGGACCGATGGCATTGAACTGGTGCGAGACGCCGCGCGGGATCTGCATGTCCACGAAGGAGCAGGGCGGCACCAGCAGGTTGTAGCGGGTGCACTGCACGCCCTGGGGCAGGTCAGGCATGTCGTCCTCGAACTGGAACGGCACGAAGGGCGTCACGCCAGGCACGTTCGTTACGATGAAGGGCGAGAGGCTACCCACCCGGATCACCGTGTCCGGGCCGGTCATCATCCGCACGAAGCGCAAACCCGTGTGTAGGTGCATCCGCGAGCAAATGCCGCGCTCTTGCACGTTGTAGAAGTCCATCAGGTAGCGGCTGGCAAAGTACCCGTCGAAGGGCTTTTCCAGCATGTACACGTCGCCTTCCTCGAACTCCTGGGCGCGGATGATGCCGTCCTCATCGGGGGTACGGGCGGCGCGGCTGCCATGGGCAGCCCGTACGATGCGGGCAAAGGCCCACACCATTTGACCAGCCAGCTCGTCGCTGAGCTGCATGACGGGCGTAACGACGTTCCGCGCAGGGTCCATGAAGGCGGCCACGTCGTGGATTTCGTTCTCGTCGTCAGGGCGGTGCTTCATCGGCTTGGCGTTCACGCGGCCACCTCCTGCGCCCGGAGATAGTTCCGGATGATCGCCATGAAAGCCTCAGGCGCGGTCGCCACGCCGAATTGCTCGCGGGCACGCTTCACGGCTCGCTGGGCGAGGTCGCGGTCTGACGCGGGCACCACGTACACGACCTGCACGTAGTCGCGGCTGTCTGGACCTACAGGGGCGGCCTGGGCCGGAGTCCCGGCGGGGGCCGCGTCCCCTCCCGCCGCCGGGGTGGGGGTGGCCTGCGCCTGCGGCGCCGCTGCCGCCACGCCGATCAGGTCGTTCAGAAACTCGCTAGGAGCTTCGGGGAGCGTGGGAGCACTATCCGCCTGGGCGTCCATCTCACGGACGAAGGCGTCGAGGTCGAATCCCGCCACGGCGCGGAGGTCATCGTCGAGGCCGCCCAGCAGCCCAGCGAGCAGCTCGTCGTTCCAGCCACCCAACTCGCTGGTGCGGTTGTGGGCCACGAGGTAGGCGGCGGCCTCTTCCTCGCTGCCGAAGGAGCCGCCGCGCGTAACGGGGACCAGCCACATGCCGTCCTCGCGGACCTGCACGAACTGTGGGGCGGGCTGACCGGCGGCGTGGGCACGCTCCAGCACGGACAGGCGGCCGTGCCCGGCGATCAGGCGGCCCGAGGCCTCGTCGATGGCGAGGGGGTCGCGGAAGCCGAAGCGGGCAATGCTGGCGGCAATGGCGCCGCCCGCGTGCTCCTTCGGGTTGCCCGGCCAGCGGGAAAGCTGGTCAAGGGGCAGGTACTCGATCCGGAGGGCGGCATCGGCGGAGGCGGCGGGGGTCTTGCGTGGGGCCATACAAACTCCAGCCCGACTGTCTACCGTGGTGGACACGGTAGGCTCCCATCGGGGCGACGCACAAGGATTTGCCCAGAGGGGCAGCGGCGTCTTGAGGTGGTCATGGGGCAGGGGATTCCTGCAGCCCGGTGGTGCGCCCTCCCGGAGTTGTCACCGGGTGGGCCGGTCCGCTATGCCCTGGAGAACAGGGGCGGCGCGGCGGCCTGCCTGCTCGGCAGGGCGCGGAAGGTGCCCGTTCTCTCCGGGCTGTCACGCCGCTCTGACGTTGGACCTGCGAGGGTGGCCGCAGGGGGCCGCACCCGGTTGTCGGATGCAAACGCGCCGCCCAGGGGCGTAGCCCTGCGCGGTTCGGTGGGGTATGGGCGGCGAGGGCCGCATGTCGGTTAGGGCCGGGGGACCGGCGGTCGGGACGCGGGAGAGGCTCAGCGCTTCATGGCGGTACCTCCAGGGGCGGATTGGGCTGCACCGGGGTAAGACAACGCGAAGCGCCCCCACCGGGGAGGCAGGGGCGCTGTGGCATTCGGGGAGACGTGGTGCAGCTTGAACGAAATTAGGCTATTTCTGGGGAAACTCTGTCAAGCCCTCCCGGCGGGGTGGGGGGGGTGATGTCCCGGCAGCGGATGGTTCGGGGGAATCTCTCCCGCCGGAATGTCCTTGAGGGCGTGTTCGACCAGCAGCGCCCGGCGCACGCATTCCAGCGCCCGCAGGAGGCCAGGGAAGCGGCTCACGCTCTCGCGCAGTTCGAGGTGATCGTCGTGGTCACGGTAGATCAGATGCTCGTCGTCATCCTGCCTTCGCCCCTGCTTCCTGCCCCCAGCACGGTCGCTCAGGTCCTCGATCCAGCGGCACAGGTCGGCCCAGCCCCCCGGCCCCACCCGCGTGCCGGTCAGCGCTTCGAGTTCGGCCGCGTTCGCCACCACGAGGCTGTGACCGTCTTCACCGTAGACGATGGTGAGCCGCGCGTAGTACTGGGTCATGCCGCCGTCCTCGTCCACCACGCGGACGCTGAGCACGTCGCCATGGAAGTACCGACCCGTGAAGTGCTTGGCCCGCGCCCGCTCCAGCTCGCGGTTAACGGTGACGTACTGGAGACGCTGCTCCTGCACCTGGAGGGCCAGGGTCAGCGCATGGTCGTCGCGCCCCGCGATCAGCATCTGGCAGGCCTCCAGAGCTAGGACATACGAGCGGGTCAGCGCGTCGGCCAGTTCCCCGTACAGTCGGTGGCCCTTCCCGCTACCCCTCGACTTGACGGCCATCGGCCCCAGTTCGCTCTCCCCTATTTCGATAATCTGGCGCAGTATCCCGTGGATCTTCGCCTGCTCGCGCTCCCTCTCGGAGAGGTCGCGCACTTCCTTGTCAGACAGGAAGTAGCGGCGGTGGATGCACTTGGCGATGTTGTTGATCATCGCTCGCTGCTCCTGGTTCAGGCGTCCCACCTCGGCCTCCTGCGTAGGAACCGGGAGGTGGGCCGCCGTCACCGGCCCGCGCCCACCCCGCCCGGCCTGACGCGCCGCCGCTGCCGCCGCCTCTGCACCTGCCGCTTCGAGGAGGACACGGGCAATGTCCGCCTTCCGGGCGGCATCGCTGTCCCGGGGCGCGACCGTACCCGCGAGTTGCCGCACCCGCTCTTCGGCATCCCAGCGCAGGGGCTCGGCACCGGGTTGCCCCTCCTGCTGGGCGGCGCTCGCCAGCATCTTGACGATTCGCGTCCACACGGGCCGGGACCGCGCGTCGGCCAGGTAGGGCGGGGTTTCTGCCGGAGCCGGGGTACGGCCGACATGGCGAGCGGGAACCGTCTGCTCCGCGCCGTCGGGGAAGCGCAGGCGGACGCTGGGCGCCCGCACGCCGCTCCGGGGACCGCGCACGACGACCGCCCGGCTGCCCGCTCGGGGGTGGGGGCGGGTAGGCCGGTAGTACACCGGCTCGCCGGGCTTCAGGCTCAGCAGGCTGGGCGGCAGGGCCTTTCCTGGCTTGCGGACGGCGCGGCGCTCGGCCAGCCGCTGCTCTTCGTCGAGGCGGGCTTTCCAGCTCATCGCTGCTCCTTCCTCTGCTCCAGCAGGGCGACCAGGCGGTCACGCTGGCGGTTGCGGGCGGCGATCTCCCCCAACGAGGGGCCGCGCCGGGGGGCATAGGCCGGGCCATAGCGCTGGCGGTAGGACTCCAGGGCGACCTCGCCGTAGCCGGTCAGCACGTACCCGGGACCGTCCGGCCCCCAGGTCACCCACTGGACGCGGCCGTCCTCCGCGAGGCGGCGCAGCAGGGCGCGGTGATGATCGGTGAGGGGAGCGTGCTCGTCCTGGGTCCACAAGCCCGCGTCTTTCACAGCGAGCACGGGAGGCTTCGGGATGCCGCTGAACACGGCGAGGAGACGGTAGAGGTGGGGCAGGCCAGATGAAACGGGACAGGTCTCCTGGGGGCGCTCAGCGGTGTGGGTCATGCAGTCCTTTCTTCGGCTTCGGCAGTGAGGAGTTCTTCGAGGGTCCAGGCCACAACCACCCGGAATCCGGCGGCGCGGAGGCGGGCGTGGTAGGCGAGTTGGGTGTCGGTGGGCTTGTTACCGGGCTGCTTGAGTTCGGCAAACCAGAGGCGGCGCTCCCCGTCCTGGCGGTAGACGAGCAGGTCGGGAAAGCCGGGAGTCAGCCACGCCCGGCCGCCGCCGTCGCTGCCGAGGTAGCTCTCGTGAACGTCCCAGCCGCGCAGGATGAGCGTTTCCACCGCTGCCGCCTGAAACGCCGCCTCGCTGACGTACCCGTTGCTGGCAGAACGCGGAAGCCCCGCGCCCGGCGCGCAGACCGGGGCGGGGGCCTGTTCTTCCGGGAACAGGTGGGGGTGACGGCGGCGGTAGTCGCGCAGCCAGGCGTCGTCATAGGGCGTCAGAGCAGCACCTCAAGGTGGTTGGACGGGGTCAGCACCGCGTGGGGCGTGGGCCGCCAGCCCCGCCACCAGGGGTGCAGGGTGACCGTGCCGACGCGGACGTGGTGATAAGTCCGCAGGAGGTGGTGAAGCTCCATTTCCTCCGCCTCACGGATGCCCATGCCCCGGTACATCCCGCGCAGCACCCGCCCCGTGTCTGGACAGAATGGGATGAAGACGCGGGAGGCGTAGGCGATCTGGGCAGCGTCCTCGTGGGCTTGCGGCATAAGGTCCTCCAGCGGGACGACGGCTCCCGTGCTGCTGATGGCGGCCAGCGCTCGGCCGCGGCTCACGGGGTCCAAGGGGCAGGGGGGATGATGGGCGGTGGGGTGACCACAGAGGCGGCAGGTCGTCACGCGTCGCCCACCTCAGCCTGGTATTCGGGGGAGATGACCCGGTAGCGGTCCTCGTGGCCGCCGACGTGTCCGTTCCGCATCAGGCGACCCAGGACATTGCTCACGCGCCCGCTCGACCATCCCAGGCGGTGCTGCGCGGCTCGGGCGGTGAGGCCCTCCGGCTCGCGGCGCAGCAGGTCATAGAGGCTGCACTCGTCGGTGCTCAGCCGCTCAGGGATGGGCGGGAGCGTCGGTTGGCTGGGGGCCGAGGCGGGCGGGGCGTAGGGGTCGGGGCGCGGCAGGCAGAACCATTGGGTGCCGTCGTCCTCCTCTGGGGAACCTGACACGATGCCCGCGCGGTGCAGCGCCTGAAGGTGGGCGAGCGAGCTGACCCGGCTCAGGTCCAGCTTCTCCGCCACGTGGTCGGCCGTGAACTCCTGCCCGGCGTGTGACGTGAGGTACTCCAGGATGCGGGCGCGGAGCGTCAGGTGCGGGGGGAAAGGCCCGGTGTCCGGCTGTTCGCCCACTGACTGTTCGCTTGGTGGCGCGGGGCGTGTCTCTTGAGCCGCCGGGCGGCGGTAGCGGCCGGGCACGCCCGGAACGCCCGTCCCCGGCACGCGCTCCAGTACGGCACCCACCTTGGCGATGCGGGGCAGGTAGGTCTTGACCGAACCGCTGGAGATGCCCGTCTCCGCCGCGGCCTGCGCGACCGTGACCTCGCGGCCCGCGGGCAGGGTCTCCACCCACTGCGCGAGGCGGTCGCGGTTGGAGAGGAAGGGAGCCTCCTCCTCGTCGCTGCTCTCCTCGGGGTCCTGGGGGGGCGGCCAGGGTGCCGGAGGTTCCGCTGCTGCCCCCGCAGTATCCACTTCAGTGGGAAGCAGCACGGACGGGGCCAGGGACTCGGAGCTGCCGCCGGTCAGCTCGACGACCACGCTGCTGCCACTGTCCAGAATGGCCCGCACGTGGGCTTCCATCAGGGCCAGGGTGCGCTCGGCGGCCTCGGCCTCGGCGATCTGGGCCGCGAGGCGCTCCAAGTGCGCGGCCGTCGCCGCGTGGTCGGCCCGCAGGCTGGGCAGGGGCGCGGCCTGCTGTTCGAGGGAGGCGATCCGGGCGGACAGGGTCAGGGTCTGCGTCATTCGTCTTCACTCCTCAGGGATTCGGCTTCGTGCTGCTGCCGCCATGCGCGTGGGGCCTCCCAGATGGACTTCGTAACCGGGCCGGAGCGCATCTCCCCTGTCGCCGGGTCCAGGACCTCTAACCAGTAGCCCTCCGGTCCGAACATCAGCCCGCCGCGCAGGCCCATGCCCTGGAATCCGGCCACGTAATCCATCGGTTTCACGTTGTCGATGCCCTGGAAGTCCTTGCGGTCTTGGGCACTACGCTGCACGGCTTTGGCGACGGCCTCGACGCGGCGCTCAGGCGGAATCTGGCTCAGGGGCACCGGCTCCTGGGTGTCGGGGTGTTCGACCTGCATTCCGTCGGCCATGTTCCGCACGGCGTCCGCCACCCCCTGCACGTCGGCGCTGCTGGGGGTGGCCTTGCCGGTCACGGCGCGAGCCACATCGATGACCAGGGCGTAGTCGTCCGGCGGCACCACCCCCAGGGCGCGGGCTACCCGCTCGTTGCTAATCTCGATGCCGCGTGCCGCGGCTTCCTCCGCCACCTCCGCGAAATCGATGAGCTGGTAGAGGCGGGCACGCGAGAGGCCGAAGACCTCCAGCCCGTAGGCCTCGAAGGTGGGGTGGGTGCTGCGGTAGAGGCGCTCGCCCTGGAGGGAGCGCAGCGCTCGGCCCGCCATCGCGCCCGCACGGACGCCGACGGCAACCTGTTCTTCAAGCTCGGCACGGCGGGCGCGCTCTTCTGGGGTGAGAAGCTGCTGGACCTCAATCTCGGCGGCGGTCACGCTTGAGTCCTTTCCTTTTGTACGTCGGGCGAGAGGGTGCGGCTCACCAGCTCACCTCGCTCTTGCGGGCGCGGAAGTTGACCCCGTGATTGACGTGCAGCGTCCGCAACGGTTGCAGCCGGGCCAGCACACGGGCGCCCATCACCTCGACCAACGAGGCCGGGCGGTTGGGGTCGCGCCGCCCTTCCTCGGCGGGCGGGGCCAGCAGCAGGTTGGTGGTGACGATGGTCGGCCGCCGCCGCATCTGCCGCTCGTCGAGCGCAAGGAACAGCAGGCGGCGCTCCACCGCAGCGGTGTCGCTCTCCCCTGCCCCCAGGTCGTCGATCACCAGCAGGTCGCAGTCGGTCAGCCGCCGCAGCGCCGCCTTTTCGGTCAGGGCCTCGCCGCTGCGCTCCCGGTAGCTCTCGCGCACCTCCAGCGCCAGCCGCGCGAGGTTCACCACGCACGCTGTCCGCCCGGCACGAATGGCCGCCTTCGCGCACAGCATGGCCGCCTGGGTCTTGCCGCTGCCGGTACCCTCGCCGTACAGCAGCAGGCTGGCCCCGGCATCAATCAGCGCCGTGATGTCCCGACACCGCGTCGCCACCCGGTCCAGGGGGGCGAGCAACTCCAGGTCCGACCACTCCACGTCGAGGTAGCGGCCCTCGACGCCGCTGGCCTCCATCTGCGCCCGGAGCCGCGCCTCACGCCCAGCCTGCTCGCAGCGGGGGCAGCGGTACTCCTGGAACTCACCGCGCTTGCCCTGCGCGACGACGACCCCGCCCGTGCAGTACGCATTGTGGAAGGCCTGCATGAAGCGCGGCATGCTCCGGACCCGGCCGATGGCCCGAACATGCGCGGCGGTCGGGAGGCGGGGCGCGGGGCGCTCGGCGCGGCCCAGCAGGTCGCCCAGAGTCGAGGCGGGCTGGGGCTTCGGGTGCAGCGCCCGGTCGTTCTCGCGAGCCTGGACGAGCTGGCGCTGGGCGATGGCGAGGGCGGTCTGCTCGTGGGGCTGTGCGGTCATGGCTTCCTCCGGTACCCGTTGAGGGGAGCGCTGCGAATCAGCGCGTCCATGTCCACGTCGTCGTCATCGACGTGGGTGATCGTGGGGGTGGTGTCGGGCGTGATCTCGCGGTCCAGCAGGGCGATGAAGGGGGTGCGCCACTTCTGGAGCTGGCGGAGCTTGGCCTCCGCCCTGGCCGCGCGGCGCAGCTCCGCGACGCGCTCGACCGTCAGGTCACCCCAGGCCACGCGGTCGGGATCCTCGGCCAGCAGCTCGTCGTAGAACCGGTCACCCATCGCCGCCCGCAGCGCCACCTCGCCCGGCCGCGCCGCCGCGCCGCCCGCGCCCGGAACTTTTTCCGTGGTGGTGGTGGCGTGCGTTGCGGCGTCCGCCGTGGTGTCGTCCTGGTCAGTAACCGAAGTGGCGTTCGCCGCGCTGGCCCCGCCAGGGGCCTCGGCGCGATCAGCGCCGCCAGGGGTCTGAGGTTCCGGCTTCCCCTGATCACCCTGAGACGCAGCGGCGGCGGCAGGACTGGGGGGCGGCAGGGCTGCGGCTTCGCCCTCCTCTTCTTCTGTCTGTAGGCTCTGCGTAGGCTTTGTAGTGGGCTTTGATATAGATGTGGGCTTCGCCGTACGACTTGTCGTGGGGTTTCCCAACGTACTGCCGTGGGGTTTCTCCACTTCTAGATGTTGGGTTTCCCCACATCTAGTCGTCGGATTTTGATTTTCAAACGCCAGGTTTTCCAGGGCTTCGGCCACGGCCTCCCGGTTGGCGCGGTAGTAGTTCCGGGCAGGCACTCCCTTGCGCTTGACCTCGATCATCTCGCCGCACGACTTCACGCAGCGGCGCACCTGATCTGCCGAGAGCAGCAGTTCCTCGGCCCATTCCTCATGGCTCTTGTGGAACCAGCCGTCCGGGTCGGTGGTCCGGTCGCCCCAATACAGGCACTGGGCGAGGAAAGCCGCGCTGGTGTAGTCCCCCGTGATCTGCACGAAGGGAACAGGAATCGGGATGGTGTTCTGCCGCCCCAGGAACTGAGCGACGAGGGACATGGCGGTGTTCCGGCTCATGCGACCACCACCCTGGGCAGCCAGCGCCCACCGACCGCCATGCAGCGGCAGTGGGGCGTCAGCAGGGGCACGGGGACGCCGGGGTGACCGCCGGGGACGTGCTTTTTCAGGCTCTCCGACCAGTAGCTCTCGTGGGCCTCCCAGCCCAGCGTGCAGGCGATCATGCCGAACTCGGCGGCCTCCCCGTGGCGGCACAGCCCGCAGACCTCGCCGCGCAGCGCCAGACGGTCGGTCGTGGCGACGGGCACCTGCGCGACCTCGGCCATCAGCGCCGCCCGCGCTTCGCGGTCCAGCGTGCTGGGCACCGGCCCGCTCGCCGTGGCCGCGAGGTACGCCACCTCGCTGACCTCATGCCCGTTGTAGAGGTACGTGGTGCCCTTGCCCCGGCGCTTGTGGATCGTGCAGGCCGTGGTCCCACAGCGGCGGCAGGTTCGGGAGGTCCCGCCTTCCTGTCGCCCGGAGATGAACGTCACCTCACCCCAGTCGTGCGTGCAGGGGTGCTGCCAGTCGGCCCGGTCGCGGAGGTGGAACCCGTCCACACCCTCGACTGGCCAGACCTTGAACATCGGCTCAACGAAACCCGCGTCACGGGCGACCACCGTGCACTCTGTCGCGCTGGGGAGGCGCGAGGCGGTGCGCCACAGCAGCAGCTCGCGCCGTCCGCTCTCCCGCACGACCGCCCGCAGGTGCAAGCCCCGCGAGACCGTCCGCCGGGCCACCTGGCCCGCTGCTGCCGCCGCGAACAGCTCCGCGAGGACGTCGGCCAGAGGGGCCGTATCAGTCGGCGGCATGGGCCACCTCGGACGCGGTCAGGGGGATTGGGTTGAAGCGGGCGAACTTGCCGTGGAGCACGCGGGCCGCGCCGTTGTAGGCCGCCGCCGCAAGTTCCTTGGTGGGGAAGCAGCCCAGGAAGATTTGGGTCCGCCCGTCATGGATCACTGCTCGGAAGCCGCCGCGCCAGGGGCTGACCCCCTTGAGGCCCGTCTTGCTCCTACGGAACGCGGCCCGGTTGCGGTTGTTCTCGGTGCGGGTACAGGGGCGCAGGTTGCTGCGGCGGTTGTCGAGGGGGTTTCCGTTGATGTGGTCGGAGAAGTATCCGCCGCGCGCGTCGGTGAGAAGTTGGTGCATGCCTGTCTTGCGGCGGCGCTGCCCCAGCTCGGCGGGAAGGAAGGTCCGGGGGTACCCGTCGCGGTCGAGATGCCAGCGGTATTGGGAGAGGCGGGCGAAGTCGGCGTCATCGCAGAGGGCCACCTTCCCGGCCCCCCGCTTGCCGACAAGGGCAATCTCGGCCATCAGCTCACCGCCCCCAGCGCCTCGGCCTCGCCGGGCAGCCCGGCAGGGTTGGCCCGCCACTGCTCCAGCAAAGCCTTCGGCTTGAGGCATCGCTCGATAGCGGCCAGGGCCTTGCGGCCCTCAGCCTCGGTCAGGTCCGCGCTGGTCGCCAGTGGCGCGTCCCGGCGGTCGGCCAGCCAGGACGTGAAGGCCAGTCGCTCCTCACGCTCCAGCAGCCAGCGTGGCCCGGTCAGGTGCGCGGCGATCTGGCTCTTAATCGCCTTGCTGATCGGAGCACCCGTGGGCTGCGCCTCGGCTACGGGAGTGGAGGCTGGCGGACTCAGGCGAGGTCCCGACTGGCTCGCGGCGAGGGCTGTCTTCAGCAACCGCCAGACCTCGCGTTGGGCGTCCACGTCATTCGGCAGGTGGCTGCGCAGCTCCTCCAGCGCCTGGACGATGTGCGCCCCGCCGGGGGTGCGCTCATGTTCAGGCCGCGCCCAGTCGGGCAGCTCAGGCAGGGTGATCGGCTCGCGCTTCTTCTCGTCCCAGTCGCTCCAGAACCTGGGCAGGTCGTAGAGGTAACGCCCGATGCCGAAGTGCACCGCGCAGCGCTTGAGCGCGTCGGAGGCGGCGGCTTTCAGCGTGCCCGCCTCGCCCTCGCCCGCCTCGCCGAAGTCCTCGCGGGTGACGCCCAGGACCGTCAGGCTGCCGTGGACGGTGGGCGTGGGGGTGCCGGAGACCTCGCGGCAGCGGAACTCCCAGGCGTCCGGGCAGATGGCGTCGAGGCGACTCTGCACGGCGCGGGCATCCACGTAGGCCACCAGCAGGGCGCGGGAGCGGTCCTTGGTCAGGGCCTGGGGCTTCCAGCCCACGAGGTGGGCCGGGAACGGCATCTCCAGCCGCTTCTGAACGTCAGACAGCTTCACGAGGTCACCTCCTGGGGCACGGCGTCCTGAATGCGCCGGGTGAGGTAAAGCAGGCCGCTGGCCGCCAAGATTTCCGGGAAGGCCAGGATGAGGCGGGCGGGTTCCGCAACAGCCGCGCCGCTGTGCTTCAAGGCGTCCAACCCCAGCACTGCGGCAAGCAGCATCAGCGGCGCGGCCAGCAACAATCCGAGAGGGCCATACCCGAACCACGAGCGCAGAGAGGCCCGCATCAGACGGCCCTCCCCAGCGGGGCATGGCCCCGCCGCTTTTTGAGTCGCCGGTCCTGCACCCGCAGGCGTTCCGCGCCCTGGGCGGTGAGGCGGTAGGTGCCGTTGGGCAGCCGCTCGACATCGCCTCGGGCGATGAGCGTCCTCAGGCGGGCACGGGCGGCCTTGTCATCGATACCCAGACGACCGGCCACCTCCAGGGCGGTGCGGACCGGAGCGCGGAGGCCCGCCCCCAGAACCCGCATGGTCTGGAACTGCTCTTCGTGGCGGGGCATCAGCGCACCACCCCGCTGCCACCGCAACTGCGGCAGTTCAGTACCGGTGCAATGCGCCCACCATCGGCGCACTCGCACAGGCGACCGGGGTTGATCTGGACCGGAGCCGCATGGGGGGTTTCCTCAGCAGCCAGTAGCCTGCTACACAGGTCGCGCAGCGCCTCCACCTCGGCGAGGCTGAGGTTCCGGCATGCGTGCGGCTCCTCCGGGTCATGGACGTTGGTTGCCGGGTCCCACAACGTCAGGCGGTAGGGCTGCTCCGGGGCGTGCATGTCGGCGTGGGGGTCGCGCTCCAGGCGCAGGACCTCGGCCCGCCGGTAGACGACACCCCCACTCACGCCGCCACCGCCAACAGCAACCGCAGCTTGGGTCGGGCGTAGACCCAGGGGGTGATGTAGACCTCGGGCCACCAGTGGTTGCCGCGCGGGCGGCTCAGCGGCAGCGAAATTGGGCGCAGCCACAGGTGGACACCGTGCTCCTGCTGAACCTGCTGGAGTCTCAGCTCAACCTCGCCGGTGGGACAGACTTCCTCGATCACGAGGCAGGGGCGGCCACTCGGGAGGCGGCCGATCCAGCCGGGCACGAACACGAGCCGGGTCCAGCCCTCCCCTGCGGGCTGGGTCCAGACGCTGTGACGGAAGAGGCGGCGCTTGCCGGTGCGGGAGGAGAGGGGGAGCGGCTGGCCGTCTACCAAGGTGGACAGCGGGCGCTTGAGCGCAGAGAGCGTGCTTGGGCGTGCTATGTTCACAAGTACCTCGTCGGCAAAACCGGGTCGGGCGCGTGAGTCAGACGCGCCCTGTTTCTTTGGGTCAGACCTGCCCACCGCGCTCGCTCCCGGTCGGCACGCCGGGAGCGCGAAGTTGCACCACTTGTGTGGGCTTTTCCACACTGGGGGTGTTGGCGGGTGTACGATGCATGCAGAAGCTCCTCTCGTTGAGGGCCTGCCGATCCGGTGTTTTGCCGACGTGGGATCAACAGGTTGCGGGTGGGGGTTTCAAGTCGCGCAGGGCCTGCCAGGGCCTTGCGCCTTTGCATTCAGGCTGGGCGGATTCCCTTAGCCTGCTCGTGACGCGCCTGGAGCGCGGGCGGAGTGATGGGGTGGGGAACCAGCCCCCGAATGTCGAGGCCAGCGGCAGCAGCCCGTTCCAGCACGAAGGCGCCGAAGTGGTGGGCGACGACCGGACACGGCTCGCGGCGGATGCGGACTTCTGTAATGGAGTTCTTGCGGGTCATACGGACTCCCGAATATCGGTATATCGATAAGCCTCGGCAAAAAAAGACTCGCCTAGCGCTCGTGCCAGTGCCCGTACTGTGCTAATGCGCGGGTCCTTCACGCGGCCCTGTTCGATGGCAGAAACAGCTCTTGTGCTCAACCCACTCTTTGCAGCCAGTTCATCCTGAGACCAACTACGGGCCGCCCTCTCTCGAGCGACCAGTTGGCCAAACGTCAGATCAGGCATAACCATAGTCTACCATAATAATGGCAGGAGTCAAACCCTGTGACCACTATTTCGTTTGGGCATCGGGAACCGACCGTCTACCATGCGCGTAGTACCACCATCATGGTAACGGAGTTGCTGATGCCACCATCTGCCCGAGTGCCCCGCAAGAAAAAACCTGAGTGGGCCGTCGCTATCGAGTTGCGCCGGACGAAGCTGCAGCTTTCCCAAGAGATCGTCGCGGAAAAGGCTGACATGTCGCAGTCGTATTACTCGGATATTGAGCGCGGGGCGAAGACCCTTCACAGCCTCACTGTCGGGAAGCTGCTCGGCCTGGCCCGCGCCCTGCACTGGACGGTGGCCGAGATGCAACGGGCCACCGGTGTAGACCTCGGCATCGCGGAGGCGTCCACGGTCGGTGAAGGAAGCGCAGACGTTTATCCCCTTTCGGCCGCGCTCAATCCTGAACATCCTGGGGCGGCTATTGACCACGAGGCCGTAGTAGCGGGCATCCAACAGCCGCTGCTGTTACGGATGGATACCGACGAGATGTATGGCACCACCCCAGCCAGCATCCGTCCCGGCGATTACCTGCATGTCGACCGTGCTCATACTTCGCCAGAGGAAGGCCGCGTTTACGTCATTACGGACGCTGATGGCCCACACGTCCGGCTCTACACCACGACCCGCCTCGGCCCTGTCTTCCGCGCCGAGAACCGCCAGTACGAGGACATTCCCGCCCAGGAAGCGCAGGTGGTCGGGCTGGTGGCTGGCGTGACCAGCGACTACAACCCTCAACTGCTCAACTGATGGAGGTTTCCCTCTTGCAGTCGTACTTTTTACCCAAGCGTTATGCCCCAAGCAAAGCCCCAGTCCTGGGGTTAATCAGTGCCGGAACACCGCTCGATCCATCTCCGTTCTCCGTGCGTAGGCGAATGCCCATCCCACCCAGCTTCCGCCGCTTCGGAATGTTCGTGCTCCAAGTGGACGGCGACAGCATGACGCTTGCGGACGGCAGTGGCATCACACATGGATGCTTCGTGCTGGTGGATGGCAAGGACCTCATTACGGACCAAGGCCACACGTTCGCGTTCCGACTGCCGGATGGGACGATGGTTGTTAAGCGGCTGCGCCTGTTCCAGGGCCGCCCCGCCATGTACAGCGACAATGCAGCGTACCCGCCGGTGCAGCTCGACCCCAGCATCCGCAACTGCGGGCGCGTCTACGCAGTGAGCCGAGACGGGCAGCACTGGGAAATGACGCGTTATCGGGGGTGGGGAGGGAATGCGTAGCGATGGGGTACTACACCGTGATTGTCCCAGACTGTCGCAATGTCCGCTTCCTGCAGCGGCTTGCAAGCCACTTCCAAGTGCCTGCGGAGTTCAGTCGACACGGGCAGTATGGCGCGTCCTGTTACCTCACATGGGCCGACGACGAGGCACCGCTGGAATACGTTGAGGCTGTCGCCAAAGACCTGAGTTGCCATGACGAAGACGTAGCACTTTACAAGGACGTCGTCGAGCGCCCGTACCGATTCCAGCCCCAAATGCTCGATCACGGCGTACTGGTTCGCGTTTACAACGAAGGGATTCGCCGTGGCTACATTGAGACGAAAGAGCCGCTTCCTTTGCCTGAAGCCACCATCCTTGTGATAAAGGCCCTCCAGCGCGAAGGTCATTTAGACCACAGGGTCGAGGTGATGCGCCGAGAGGCAGGCGTTGAGCTTACTGTCTTCATCCCTCCTCTTGCGGACAAGTGGCGGTCCCATCGCGACCGGCTGTATGAAGCGATCGAGGGGACCAGCACCGATGACTTCCTCGTTACTTTGAAGCTGGTCGAGCAGCCGATGCCCCGAGGACCTTTGCTGGAAGGCCCCCCATGACCCGCCCCGCCGCCCTCTACATCCGCGTCTCCAGCCACCTCCAGGCCCGCGACGACCGCTACGGCCTCGCCCGCCAGGAGGCCGAGACCCGCGCCTACGCCGCCCGCACTGGCCTGAGTATCCCCGACGGCGCCCTGTACACGGACGTCATCACCGGCCGCAGCGAGACCCGTGACGGACTGGAGCAGCTCAAGGCTGACCGGCAGCGCTACTCGGCCATCATCACCAGCGAGGCCGACCGCCTGGGCCGCACGCCGCTCGCCGGGCACAAGATTCTTAACGAGTTGCTCGGCCTGGGCCTAGACGTCCACAACGCCACGGACGGCCTGTACGACCCAGACGACGATGCCAGCGTCCTGACTTTCGACATGCGGATGGTGATCGCTCACCAGGAACTGCGCAGCATCAAGCGCCGCATGTTGGGAGGTAAGCTGGCCGCCGCCGAGAAGGGTGAGATCATTCCCCACGGCTGGCGCTGCTACGGGTATCGGCAGGTCTACGAGCTGGAGGGGGGCCGCCCAGTCCGGCGCATCGAGGTAGACGAGGTGGAGGCGGCGGTCGTGCGGGAAATCTTCGAGCGGCTGGTCCGGGGAGACACGACCGGGCAGATTGCCGACGACCTGAACGCCCGTGGGGTGCCCACCGCCATGAACTCGGTCTGGCACCCACAGCGGCCCTGGTACATGGCCCGCAACACGGCCTACAAGGGCGAGGCTCGGATGACTCTCCGACACGCGAAGCGGGAGTTCACGTTCCCGGTCCCCCCTATCGTGGACGGGGACACCTGGCAGCTTGCCCATGACAGCTTGCGGCGCAAGCCCATCAAGCACACCGAAACCTTCTGGCTCAACGGCCTCCTGCGGTGCGCCGAGTGCGGGGGGGCAATGAGTGGGACCAACTCGCACTCTAGCCGCACGAGCTACCGCCACTACCGCTGCTCGCGGGCATTCAAGCACCGGCACTATGGGGACGTGCCTGTCTGCACCCAGCGCACGTACTACCGCATGAATGACTTGCACGAGCACGCCGACCGGATCGTCCGCGAGATCGCCGAGCACCCGGAGCGGTACGCTGGGCAGGCCGCATCTACACCCCCCGACCACAGCCGAGCGCTGAAGGAGATCGACCGGCTGGAGGGGCAGCTCAAGCGCTATCTCACCGACTACCAGCGCGAGCTGCTGACCGGCGACGAGTACGCCGGGCTACGGGATACAGCGCGGCGGCGGCTGGAAGAGCTGCGGGCGGAGGTTGTGCCGCCAACGGTGATTCCTCTGCCCAACACGGCAGCCGCCCTCGAAGCGATTGGGCGGCTAGTGCAGGAAGGTGTTTCCACACGGGAGGTGCTGCTGCGGTCGGGCACCCGCTTGAGCATCGCGCCGGGTGGAGTGCTGGAGGTGGTGCTGCGGGTGTAGGTGCGGGTAGAACAACTACCCTCACCCTCCCCCATCGGGTGGGCTTTTTTGTGTGGTCACAGCGGAGTTGGGTGCTACAGCGGCAGCGCCACTCATCGGAACCACGAAGTCTTTTCCGGGGACTGGTTACTGCAAGACCTACGGGTGCTCGCACATCACCACCGTTCCTCTCTCCACCAACCTGAAGCACTTCACGTACAGCCTGAAACCGGAGTTCCCTGGATACCCGGCAAATCAGGCGTTCGTGGTACGCGATGGAACCAGAGCAGTTTCCGCAGGCCTCCGCATTGGTGGACAGGACTGGGTCTTCGGGCCGGACTTCCACGGAACACGGCAACTCGCCGACCTAATCGCCCTCACGACTGGGAAGCGGCCCACCAATGCCTGGGTCTCCAATCTCAAGTGCCAGAACATTCAAGACGGCGGGGCAGCCCTGAACAAACATCAGGGCACGAACCGGACTTACACGGTGGCCTGCGTGGTCAGCCCGGGCATGGGCTTCGTCAACTTCGACGTGAGCATCTACTGA